CTACGGAAGCTTACTCTCCAGCGGATTCTTGCTCAGGTAATCTGCGCATTCCACCGTTGGACGGTCAACCTTGTACAGTTCCATACCGTCATACTCCAGCGCCGCCCCATCACGCTCCAGCGGATAGACATCCAGCTTACGGGTCACGTTGTAATAATCATCTGAACGCAGCATGATCTTACCCGGCACCGCGATAACGCGCTGCCACTGACGGCAATCCAGCGTATCCCCCTCTGGCGTCACCACCAGCGTGGCGATCGCTTCCGGGCTCACCATCGCGCTCTGCGGCCCTTTCGACTGCCAGTAACCTGCCAGTTGCGAAGGTACCGGGTGCTTAATCACTTCCTGATAGTTATCTACCTGAACACATCCCGCTAACGTCAGCATCGCAGCCACAATTGCTACTTTTTTCATCATCTTTCCTGCATGCGAAGAAAAAAATATTGTGGCATTAAAGCCATCAGGCTGCCAGCGTAAGATAGGTATTGATTAAACCTGCATCCCCATCACATGAGCATACATTTTTCATAATCGACAAAGATCGTCCAAGAGCGCTCCAAATAACAGATGGTTGCAGTTGTCGAAAACATCAGTCGTCTAAGTTCACCTTAGATCGAGTGCTGTTTTATGCCCCACCCATGCCCCATTACATCACCGGGCAGCAGTCGTCATCGCTTGCACGATTGATGAAGAACGTGACGCGTCCAAGCACCTCTACTTCTTCCAGTGCGCTTCCCTCTATTGCCTCTCCATCATCTGTAATGAGCGACTTTCCCATCAACTTGGCAAACTGCGTATGACCATCGCAAAGTATAAGCAGCACATCCCCGGGCGCGCATTTGGCTGCTGGCTCAATGACTGCAAATCCTGAATCAGTTTCAAGCACCCTACTTTCTGCGCCGATGTTGCAAATCACCTCGGGTGAAAGTTGGCGCTCGACATAATCGCTTGCAGGTGATGCAAATCCCATTACTGGACCCTCCCCATGTTACGCAGGATCCAGTACCTGTTATCGCTACCGTCTGTCGTCTTGTCAGCAAAGTCTTTTTGGTATCGCTCTATCCAGGCATTCGCTTCTTCGCGCGTGTAGTGCCAGTTGAACTCCCGCAATTTCTCTACGAATGCGTCTGTGCTCAGGTAACGATACCCCTTGGGGTTTAACTCTAGGGCCGCAACAAACGCGGCATGAATGTCTGCTGTGCGTGGCATAATCACCTCACAAAATAACTGTATGTATATACAGTATCGTCAAATATGAGGGTCGATCAAGTTTCACAGTGGTGCTAAACTTCAGACCTTTCCGAATTGACTGATTTATATAATGTTAAAGCTCTTTGCTAAGTACACATCAATCGGCGTCATTAACACGCTCATTCACTGGGTTGTGTTTGCTATCTGCATATACGCGTTTCACACAGGTCAGGCGCTTGGTAACTTCGCCGGATTCGTCGTGGCAGTGTCATTCAGCTTCTTTGCAAACGCCAGGTTCACGTTTAAGTCTTCGACAACCACGATGCGCTACATGCTGTATGTAGGGTTTATGGGATCCTTGAGCGCAGCTGTTGGTTGGGCTGCCGATAAGTCCGGTATGGCTCCAATTGTGACTCTCATTCTCTTCTCCGCTATCAGTCTGGTGTGCGGCTTTATCTATTCAAAGTTCATTGTCTTTAGGGATGCGAAATGAAAATTTCTCTGGTCGTTCCGGTATTTAATGAAGAAGATGCTATTCCAATCTTCTACAAAACCGTGCGGGAGTTTGAAGAGCTACAACAGCATGAGGTAGAGATAGTCTTTATCAACGACGGCAGTAAAGATGCGACAGAATCAATAATAAATGCGCTCGCTGTGGCCGATCCGCTTGTCATTCCTCTTTCCTTTACCCGCAATTTCGGTAAAGAACCTGCGCTGTTTGCAGGACTGGACCATGCAAGCGGCGAAGCTATTATCCCGATAGATGTTGATTTGCAGGACCCAATTGAGGTTATACCGCACCTGATAGAGAAATGGCAGGCCGGGGCGGATATGGTGCTGGCTAAACGCTCTGACCGGTCCACCGATGGGCGACTCAAGCGTAAGACCGCAGAGTGGTTCTATAAGCTGCACAACAAAATCAGCAATCCGCAGATCGAGGAAAACGTTGGCGACTTCCGCCTGATGTCTCGAGATGTGGTTGAAAACATCAAGCTAATGCCAGAACGCAACCTTTTCATGAAAGGCGTTTTGAGTTGGGTTGGCGGCCGCACTGATGTTGTTGAATATGCCCGCGCAGAACGTGTTGCCGGGGATTCTAAGTTTAATGGCTGGAAACTGTGGAACCTAGCGTTAGAGGGTATCACCAGTTTCTCAACTTTCCCACTGCGCATGTGGACGTATATCGGCTTGTTCGTTGCTGGCCTGGCCTTCATCTATGGCGCATGGATGATCGTCGACACGTTAGCGTTCGGCAACCCGGTTCGCGGCTATCCATCAATGCTTGTTTCAATACTTTTCCTTGGTGGGGTTCAGTTGATAGGCATAGGTGTTCTTGGGGAGTATATCGGAAGGATTTATGTTGAAGTTAAGGGAAGACCGCGATACATCATCAAAAATTATGAACCAACAAACAAGTCTTAAGGTGTTAAAATGCTTCGTTTCAATTTAGACAAAAAGCTTTTTTCAATGATATTGCTTATGTCATTGATATTCTTCTTACCAATTATCTTATCAAGTCACTATTACGTTGATGATTTAGGTCGTTCTATTTACGGATATTCAAAGTGGTCTGATAACGGCAGGCCTCTTGCTGATCTTTTATTCCTATCTTTGAGCTTTGGGCCTCAGTTGCCAGACATATCTCCACTACCGCAATTGCTTGCCTTGGGCATCTTATCGCTGAGCGTTTACTTTTCTGCAAAAGCATTTCTCACTGAATTTGATGGGTACGTTGCTGCCATCATTTCAATGGTTGCAATTTCAAGCCCATTCTTGTTGGAGAATATATCATATAAATACGATGCTTTCCCAATGTCGATATCCGTATTGTGTGCAATAATTCCTTTTGCATTCAAATCGGTAGAATTAAAAAAACAATTTCTATATTGCTTCACTTCTGTAATTTTAATTTTGTGCATCTATCAGGCATCAATTAACATATATATAATATTCGCTATTTTATACGTATTAAATATATTCAGATTAGGTGAAACTCGCAATGGATTGTTATCAATAGTAGCATCCATTGGCGGATTAGGTATTAGTTATATTATATATTCAACTTTCATTTCACCATATTTTTTAGTTGGTAGTTATAATTTAAGGCATAGTGAACTTGCAACTTCAGGAATAAATGATGCCTTAACGGTTCTATCACGCAATATTACCGAATTTGGAAAATTGATAAGTCTTGTTGTTACCACGCCATTTATAATATTTTGTGTAGTGGTGTTAACATTATCTTTAATTGCGTTAATTAAGATCTCGCTTGTTAAATGCAGTTACTCTAAGCCTGAGAAAATAATGAAGCTTTTAGTCATTGTATTTTCTCCATTTGCAGTTTTGTGCATGATAACAGGACCCATGATGCTCCTGAGGGACCCAGTACTATCTCCCAGGGTTCTAATGGCATTTGGAACTGCGTGCTTCTTCTTTGCGGTTCTTTCCACCTGGGCCTTCTCTCGCACAAAGCTTTATAAATCATTATGCGGTATTTTATTTACAGTCTACGCCCTATACTCTTTAGGGGTTGCCTATGCTTACGCGAACTCACTTAACAATCAAGAAAAGTATGAGAATGCGATAATTCAATTAATGATGTCTGACTTAAACAGCCTTGGCTTGAGCAGTTATGAATTTATTGCTTTCAAAGGTGGAGTGTCGTTGTCACCAGAAGTTAGGATGGCAGCAAAAAAATACCCAATAATTTCAAAACTTATACAGCCGACAATAAATAATCAATGGGTGTGGGGCCATACCCAAATGATGCATTTCGATTTGGATAAAAAATTTCAAAGCTTTGATTATCACATGTCGCTTAAATCGAGTTTATGTACATTTGAAAATATCAGAAACTCTAATAACTATAACATTTTAATTGATAAAAAAAGCTCAACTATTGTGTTTGATTTCACGAAGACAGAGTGTAAATAGTTTTTGAAAGCCCCCCACCACATAATCTGTAGGGGGGGGGTATATTTAAATGCTACTGGTATAAGTGGCAGCAGTATAGATATGTTTCCATATCTTATTCTGCACGTTTACCATACCAACACCACACGACAGGCTAGCGTTAGAATTATAGCACCCTGAGTTATCAACAGATGTTAATTTTGTTAAGTCACAAGCTATGTTGTGAATCCCCCGCATTAACCTGATGGTTCCAGCATTTGATGTCGCTAAAGTATTAGAACCATCGGTATCAACATCACCACTTATGTAGTACGATCCAGCATTCGATGAAAATGGAACAAATCCTGAAGCAATCAGTGCCTTTACGTTTTTACAGTAAACTTTAGCTGTAGTCCCAGTTAGATCGACTACACCTGTAGTTCCATCAAATGTGGCATTGCTGATATAAATTTCCGGTTGTGTGGCCATTGCGGCCAAGGAACCGAATGCAGCAAGCCCCCTAAGCTGCGTAACGTTATTGGCGTGTATTTTAGAGACACTGTTAGCGCCAATTCCGCGGAATATACGGCCTTGCGTTGTGTCCGTAAACAAAGCCTGAATGTTATCCAAGAAAATTTGACCGATAACGCCCCGGCTGTTTATAACCGCGGCATTGGCGTTAACCGGCAGTATAGTACGACAGTTGTTAATGAAAATTGTCTCGCAAAAAGTGGTATTAGCATTGTTAAGCGCCACCATGCCCAGGCCATTACGAGGGCCGTTGTTGATAGTTAACTGATGAACCATTGTTCCATAAGTGCCAGATATCCCTACCACATGCGCTACGTCGTTACGTGTATAGACGTTTTCGATAGTTAAAACATCAATCTCCACTCCATATAAGTTAGGAGAAGCACCATATCCACGGTCATTAATTTCTATGATTGGGTAGGCGTTTGCAGGGTTAGGAACTGCATAAATTTCGCTAACATGTAAATTATTGACCTTTGTATACGTCAAGCCATTGGTGTCAGCATTAAATCGTGCCACAGCGTGATTAGTGTTGCCATACAAGCCAGCAATTTTCATGCGCACATAAACCCCGGACCCGTCGCCACCGAAGGTCAAAAGCGTTGTAGTTGTCGTTCCTTCATCGTTGGCCTGGTTCAGGCTATAAATCCCAGCGATATCTACGTTAGAGAAATCACCTGGCTCACTGATGTCGTAAGACGGATAGTCTCCCACAGTGAGAGCGCACATATCATCGCCTGTTACACCGCTTAGGTTTCGGATGTAAACATTCTGACAAGGATTCTGTAAATGAAGACCGTCTGAAATGGTATTAAAACGCAGACCATCTACATGTAAATTCTGAATTTTAGCTATCAGCCAACAGTATTTACGGGCGTTGCGAACGAGAATTCCGCCACCGATACGTAACGTGGTTACGTTTTTGAATACTGAAGCCATGCTCCCGGTACCATTAAATCCTTTTGCCAGACCATTAAAATCAATGGTACCCGGCCCCCAAACTTCAATGAAGTCGTCTGCTGTTCCCGCACCGGCGTTAACGGCGTAGCTGTAATTCTGAAGAATATTGCCGTTGTAACTATCAACAGCTTTAAGAATAACACCTGCGCCAATCCATAATCGCGTACCTGAGCGCAACACCCAAGCACGATCTGTAAGATATGTACCCGGCTTCTCGAAACGAATATCCCCGCCCGCGGCAAACATAGCATCCAGACCGGAGCCAATGATGTTTGTGGTGCTTGGTTCAATACCATACATCTGCGGAGTTCGGTATTGGATGGCAGATCCGACAGTGCCAGCAGGGTAGACAGAGCCAACCGACAATCCAACCAACCCAGCCCCGCTTGTAGCCGCCAGCGCAGCACGCAGAGAAGCATCCCCTACCCCAATCCACGCCCCAGGCGCAATGCCACCAGTGCTGGCTGGGGTTGAGTTGGCCGGAACAACTTTCGGGCCGGATGCAAACGAACCAGTCCATTTGTAATATTCGCCGTCGGTGGTGTTCAGCAGCACCTCATTAGGATTGTTGATAGTCGCGCCGGTGGTGAATGTTTTCCCGGTAAGGATAACGTAACCATAGGCGGCCATTGCCTGCTGGGAAAGATAGTTGATGCCCTCAATGGTGTAGTGCTTCTGACCAAATCGATCGGTGTAAGTCCAACCTTGAGAGGTGACGAACTCGTCAATTTTACCTGCATTAAATTTCAGGTCGCGAGGCGATTCACTTGGTACTGCGTCTTGAGTTGGTTGCGTGGCCATATTTATTCCATAAAAAACCCGGCACGGTGGCCGGGTTGGGTTGTTCGGAAAGGGTCTTATTGGTAGATGGCGTCGCTGTATTCCGCGACTGTCAGAGATACCGTGTTGTCTGTGTTCGGTTTGATGCTGTTAACCGTCCATAGCTGACTGTCCAGTTCCTCCACCGTCGCTATGAGATAGCGAGACGGGAGCTGCACAGTGTCTCCGTTCCATATATTGAGCTGAATGTCTGGTATTGCCGCGGTGAAGCCGTACTTCGTATCGCTACGGGCGGTGGCCGGATAACGCAGAGTCGGATTGCCAAGACTGTCGGTCACCAGCACATACATCGAACCGGTGAAGGTGATCGGCTCACTGGTATCAAAGTTATTTCCGGCGCGGCCGGTGATGTAACCCTGTTGCTGGTTGCTGTCGTAGATGTCTGGCATCTGAATAACGCTGCCAACCTGGATAATGCCGTCTTCGAACACTTTGGCGTTCATCTTCACCCGGGAGTAGATCAGGCGCTTGGTTTCGCGCAGCGCGCGTTCACGTGCCTGATACTCGTTACGGAAGCCCACTATCTCAAGCTTGTTCGGGTTCTCAGCTTCCTGTTCGACGATTACACCATTCAGCACGCGGTAGTTGATGTACGTCTTATTGTTCGTGGTCGGGTGGACGTAGGACACCTGTACGCCGTCGTAGCCGCCAGGAAGCGTGGCCTCGTACGTCATTTTGTACTCGTCCGTCTTCATGTTGGCCCGGTTGAATACGGCAGCCGGGTAGTCAACCTTCTGATCACGGGTAAACGTCAGCACGCCGTCGTCCCAGTACGCCACCACCGACGCAGCATTACAGATCGCCTGCACGCGGTCGCCCAGCGAGTCATTCTCGTCGTCGAACGTGTAGTCGAAGTAACCCAGTCGCTCATCAGGCAGGCTCTCAGCAATAGAGTAAAGACCGTACAGGTCAATGCTGCTTACCGGCTGTTTACCCATAATCAACCAGGTATGCGCCACCGCATCAGCGAACGAGCGCGACGGCCGCAGCGTGTAATCCACCGTCTGCGTATTGAGGTCGTACGTGATGGTATGACGCGTCACCAGGGCGTTATATTTGCGCTCACGGCTGCCCAGGGCATTCTCCGTCGCCCTGACTTTTACGCGCACCAGCGTGTCGGTCGGGTGGACGACATTCGTACGGATGTTAATGCTGTGGATCTCTTCGACCTTCAGAAGTGACGCGTCGCCAGAGTTGTCCGTGCGCTGGAAGCTGACCGCGTACTTCCCGAAGCCGCCGGTCGGAGTGATCTTGTCAGTGCGATAAAACACCTCACTCGTCGACTGATGCGGCGTCGTCTGCCTGTATGTAAACGTCTGCTGCGTACCAGGGACTTGGTTGTACTCGTCGTCGATTTTCCAGATGACCACTTTCCAGTTGGTCTCCTTCTTCCCACCGAGGCTGGACTGTGTATGCAGCCACAGCTGCGTTGACTCGACAGGGGAGAAGAACGGCCCAACCACCAGCGCCTCGTTGTCGTTGAGGATAAACTTTGTAGTGTTGATCGTCGCATTCGCAGGGATGTCCTGCGGCCCATCCAGTTGGTTCATCGTAAACGTGTACCAGCGAACCGGATTCACCACTGCGCCGTCGTTTGTCTCAACGGCGGAGATCAGCGTGCCGGAGAATGTCGCGTCGGTAGTAACGCTGCCGGAAGCGGTGTTGTACGTGACGTTGATTGTGAACGTGACGGCGTGCGGCAGCACCAGCCCCATGAAATAGTCGAAATCTGACTGCTTAATAATTTTCATGGCTATCTGTCCGCCGGAATACGTTCCGCTAACCACGGTGTTAGCGGTGGCGCTCTCTACCGGAAAATCACTCGCTTCGTTCTGCCCGGGTACCTCCTGCCCGTCAACGTCATCGAACCCGTATCCCTCAACGATCTGCGGGATGACTTCTCCAGGCTGGAAGAACTGGAATTCGGCGCCTGCAAGAGAGCCCAGGCTGGATTCTGAGTAGCGCACGGACTCGTAATCGTATTTGCCGATCCCGATGCACATCCACTCTGTAACGTACTTCAGGCCGCCGTCGGTGGACGTCTGGTGAACGTATTCGAACACCGACTCCTGAATCAGATCCGGGAACGAACGAATTTGCCCGTAAATGTCCGGCTTGGCCTTGTAAACGCGCGCAGTGTTTGTCTGACCGGTCAGGCTATTGTTCGGCGAGTCGACGGTATTACCGCCGTTGTTCGCGATCGCTGGCTTCGGCGCCAGGAACGAAAACACCTGGCCCACCACTTTAAAGATCGGGCTCAGGATGTCGCCGACAATGCCCTTTGGCTGGTCGAATATCTGGATGTGGTCCAGCTCACTCAGCTCAAACGCCAGCTCGTCATCGTCGCCCAGCCTCACACCATTGCGGACAATCAGCAGGTCGCGGTGGAAAGTAGCGTCATTGGCCACCAGCCAGTCATAAAAAAGGGCGCCGTTTGGCACCCTGCAACGCAGCTTAGGCGTTCCTGGAAAATTCGATATCTCAACCAGCGCCATATTCGAAAAACTCCACTTTGGTGAATGCCCGCTGAATGACCAGCAACGAGTCCATTCGCACGCTTCCATTCTCGCCGCGCGAGTGCAGCGCCATCCGGTTCAGCACCAGGCCAACGTGCGCCGGTTGCGCGCCGCGGTACCCGACAAATATCCCGCCATCGACAGGTTTATCGACCTGGCGCCAGAAAACGACGTCACCCTCATAGCAGGTGAAGAAGTCGGCCCCGGCTTCGTAATCCGGCGTCTGGTGAAGCTCAATGCCGAGAACGTGCCGGTAATACAGCACCACCAGCCCCCAGCAATCCACCTTTTCGAACGAACAGGCCCGGTTAGCCCACGGCACGCCGATCACCTGTCGAACAAAATCAGAGGTATTGCAGGCCAGTATATTCCGTTGGGTCATAGAGCCTTCCGATGTTGTTGTTCAGCGGGTTGGTGACAGACAGGGTTACCGATGCGGCGTCGGCATCAATATCTACCGTCTTGACGTAAAGCTGCCACGACTTAATCGGCACCGACACATCGCCGCTGTCGAAGATCTGCCGCGTGGCCGTGATGGCTGTTAGCCGGGCCGCGCCCTTCCACTGCTTCATCAGCGCTTTGATGTCCGACGACAGCCGTCCTAACTTCACCGTCGCGTCGATCACCGGCGTACCGCTCTGCTGACTCTCTTCGATTTCAAAGCGCGCTGGCGTGAACGTCTGGCCGCCAAGCGTCTTCGGGAAGAACTGCTTATCGACCAGGCGGACATAGCCAAATGATGGATGGTAGAACGTGATTGTGTCGTACAGTCCGCGCGTCGGGCGTTGCTGCTTGTACTTCCTGAAGCTCGGCATTACGGCACCCTCGGCAAAGATTCCGGATCGCGCCCGTCCGGATAACCCGTGACAACGATATCCAGCCATGAATCCCACGGTGGCGGCAGCTCAACAATGATGTCGTCGAACTCGTCGTCGGCGTTGTAGAGGTAGTTCGCAATAACCGTCCCCGTCCAGGTCACCACCCCGCCGTCGATACTGGTTTGGACTGGCATCTGCGTGAAGTGAAGCTCCTGCAATTGCAGGCCACTGCCGCCAAGATTGATATTCATCCGGAACCAGTTCAGGCCCCGGTTGAGATAGTTCGGGCTGCGTAGCCATTGCTGGAATGCGCGCTCCTCAGCCAGAGTGAAGATCCACGTCAGCGACCAGGTCACTTTCAGGTCGTCGGTTTGATTCTCGAAGATAGCCGGGCCGACCGCTGGCTGATCGGTCTGGAACCCGGTATCGAGAGTCATGTTTTTGCTGGCCTTCTGCGCCAGCGGCAGCCAGTCGGGATAGTCGATAATTGGCATCTAAACTCCAGGCATTAAAAAACCCGCCGAAGCGGGTTTGATTATTCAACGGACCGTGGACCAGATGGCGTATCGTAAACATTGATTTTTATATCAACGATATCGCCATTATTGGTAAATTCCAGGTCCTCTCCAGCAGGATCAATGCCTTTGATGGTGGAACCGTCCTTTAAAGTAAAGACAAACTCCACCGCCCTGTTAGGGTAAAACTTATTTGGTTTACCTATTTCAATTGGGAAGGATTGCACATCGTTTGGCTCAATAACCACACATATCTCCTTATAACTGACCTCGAGGTGTTCTTTTCGCAGTTGTATTGCCAGTGATAGCCTGCGATATAGGACCTCCATTATTCAAGTCAGCAATAATGGCATCCACGGTTATAGTACCATCTCCGTTGTTAGTAGCTTGAGCGTCAAATGTGGCACTCGTCATATTCTGAACGTTGATTATGACGCTAACTCCGCCGCCTGAAGTCATATCCTTGTTGCTGATCACCTTGCCATTGTCGCCCGGTATCATGTACTGCTTACCGGTGCTGGCCTGGTAGATCTCTGGCATGCCGCCTTCACCGACCTGATACATCCCGCCAGCAGAGACAGGCCCGCCGTTCTTGCGTTTGCCTGACAGTGCCAGGATGCCAGCCATCGCGCCAAGACCAATAGCAACAGCACCACCGAATGAAGCCACTGAGGACATGATGGCCGCCGGAGTCCATGCCGCCGTAGTAGCCGCTGCCGCTGCCGTCGAAGTCGCCGTCGTGGTTGCGATGCCTGCTGCCTGTGCCGTGGTGGATGCTGCAACCGCCGCGGTAGTGGCCGTCTGGCCCATAATGGCCGACTTAACCCACTCAATGCCCATCTGAACGAACGAGTTGACCACGCTGTTCAGCACGGTCATCCCGATGCTGCGCATTGCATCGCTGGCTGACATACTTCCGGTGACAATGCCAGTCAGCGCGTTACTTGCCACAGAACCGAGAGAGTCGAAAGCCGCCGCCGCTGCCTGAGTGGCCGCGTTCTGTTGCGCCCATTCTTCCCACATCGCAGCGTTACGCTGATCGCGATACTGCTGCTCGATAGCTGCACGCGCTGCCTCAGCCTCCCCGATCTTCTGCGGGTAAAGCTGGGCGTAAAGCTGGATGTCAGCAATGTCTTTCTGATACTGACTATCCAGCCCGGCAGTTTTACTGGTTTTTCCCTGGATGGTGCTGAACTTATTGGCTGCCTCAGTGCGCTCCCGTTCAGCCTTGGCCTGCTCACGCAATGCGTTGGCATTGTCCCAGGCTTTTCCTGCCAGTTGCCCAGCCAGCAGAAGTTGTTCCTGCGTGGCGGTGTTACCGAGAGACTGCTGTGCATTAAGCACGGCCTGAGCCCTGGACAGCTCCCCGACACTGCCAGCTGACAGCTCGGCCTTTTGCCTCAGCTCGTCCAGTTTTTTGTTAACGGTTTCCTGCGCTTTAGCGTATTGCTCGGCTTCTTTCTGTGCCGCAGACTTTCCGCCTTTCGCTTTGCTGCCGGTAGCTGAGGCGGTCGTTTTAATCTCGATAGGTTTAGTGGCTGCTGCTGTTTTCTGAACCGCATCCCAACCGGCGCGAGAGGCCTTCTCCCACGCCTCAGCTGTAAGTTGCGCGGATTTCTCCTCGTTCTCTTTCTGCCAGTCACCAAATCCAAGCCAACTCCATGTTCTCGCTCGCTTGGCGTACATTTCGGCTTCAGAGCGCAGATCTGCTATTTGCTGACTGGCGGTAGCTGCTTGCCCGGTAAGCCTGCCAATGGCAACAGCAAGAGAATCGATAACCAGAACCATCCCGTTACTAGCCCCTGTAGCCTGGTTAATATTATCAACCATGGTCAGGAAAGAGTTGGTGAGGGCGGTATTAGCCTGTGAAAGCGTGCGCGGGAGTTTCTCGAACTCTGCATTCACTGAGCCGGTTTGCTTCTGAATGGCGTTGAGAGCATCTTCTGCCGTCAGTTTCCCGTCCAGCATCAGCTGGCGAAGCTCTCCGATGCTTACACCCATCCCGGCGGCAATCTGGCGCGCCAGTTCCGGCATTTGCTCAAGGATGGAGTTGAATTCCTCAGCCCGCACAACTCCAGATGAAATCGACTGGCCAAACTGTCGCAGCGCATTCGCCATTTCCTCGGATGAGGATCCACCAATACGCCCGATTTTCTGAAGTGTTTCGGTAAGCTGAATGATCTGGCCGTTGGTAGCTCCGGTATCGCGCAACGCCGTGCTGAGAGTCTCCCACAGCTTTGCTGTATCCTGTAGCGAACCACCCGTTGCCGAACTGATGCGCATCAGATTCTGCATAGTCTGCGAGGCTGTCGCTGCGCTACCAGTAAGCCTCTCTATTCGCGCGTTGAGCTGACTCATATTGTCAGCAGCAACGAGGAATGCACGCCCCCAGTCAACAACTATCGATGCAGCTATGGCCCCGGCAACCTTGTTTATGCTGGTCTGGAGTTGGTCAAATTTACTGGCTGCCTTTGACGCGCCACCACTCATCTTCTCAAGGCGCTCATTTACCTTGCGCTGGGCCTCAATCAGATTCGCAACATCCATCTGCACCTGATAGACGATATTGCCTACTTGTTCCTCACCCGCCATTGATCTTTCTCCTGTGGATTATCCCACGCAATAGCCGGGAGTTATTTCTTCGCTGCGGCCCTTCTTGCCGCCTGTTTAGCCAGAAAATCATCAGCAACTGCGCTGTATTCTTCTTTGGTCAGGCCTTTCTGGTCCGGATATTTCTCTGACAGCAACGCCTGAAATTCAGTCATGGTCAGACGGCGCGCTTCATCCAGGCTTATACTGAAGTGGATCCTTGCTGCGTTGATGTATTCAATGGCGTTAAATTCTGTAGTGCCTCCAGACGATTCATGGCGCTGGAGTTTTCGCGTCTTCGCTTTCCCTGTTACGCCATGCTGTAAAAGATGCTGAGCAAAGATGACAATATCTGACTGGGGCATGAGACCGGGCGAATAAGAAAGCTTTCCTTCAACCTCATCCCATTGGCCAACAATCGGCGTTAAATCTTCATCTGAGCACGCCTGTAAAACATCCATGGCTTTTGCTAGCAGGCGATCTGAAACCCTGCGCATCGCTGGCCCCATCCAGTCAGGTAAACCGCCAAAAGCATCGGCACAGACCGAGATTAATTTGTCCGCCTCGCGACCATGAATATCAGCGTATATCTCAACAATTTCATGCGGCTCACCGATCCTTGTCATTGCCTCAAAAGACGGTCGTAACAAGTAATCTTTTCCGCCTTCACGGCTGTCACTTATGCCTATCTCGCCAATTTCTCTCAAAGCGGTCATGGTATTTCCTGATCAACGGTCATTATCAAGGCTGCCAGTCGACAGCCTTTGTAATGTTCGCTATGCGGTAACAGTGAGCACGCAGGTTGTTGAGGTGATTTTATTTCCGTCGCTATCCGTGACCTCACAGCGATAGCTACCACTCGATGCGGTTGTAACGCCAAGCAGCAGGAGCGTGGCTGTTGCCGCCGTAGGGTTTGCAGTTGAATCGATCTGAGTGCTGCCAAGGAACCATTTGTAGCTGTAAGTTGGGCGACCGCCTGTTACGTCAACATCAAGAACGACGTCGTTGTCTGCATCGGCAGCTTTAGTCGCTGGCAAATCTTTGGAGAATGCCAACGGCGTTGAAGGCGTGGCGTCCGTATTAACAACCTGAACAGTAGTGCCATCAGATACTTTGAACTCAACGGTAAACGTGATGATGTCGTTACTTCCGCCATCTGCTGGCGTAAGGTTAGAAATCACCATATAGCCCGAGAACTCGATTGGACCGATAGCGATACGTGCCCACAGCGTCGGCTGGCGCTTGGCATTGATCTCATCGGTGAAGTACTTCACCAGATTGCCATAACCGAACTGGTCAAGTTTGTCGTGTTTCCGCACTTCACCATCAAAACTGATTGTCGCGTCTGCGTTGGTGATGATGTTTTCTACCCATCCCGCAGTATCGTCTGCATCAGAAGTGACAGAGTTTGGAGCGAAATCCAGCCCCTTACTGGTTCCCGCACCGAGAGCCTTCCAGTCGTCTTCTGTAGGCCGCGCGTCTGGGCATCCATAGGCCAGCTCCAGTACAGTTGCCGAGCCGAATACCCTTTCGTTGGAGTTTTGGCAATTAGCCATCTTTGACCTCTTTTATGTATAAAAAAAGGCCGCCAGATGGCGACCTTGTGTTGATGATTTTTCTTCAGTCCCCAAAAGTGCAGGCAAACTGTAATCTTAGGACAATCCTTCCCTCCTCCGTCGTCACAGGAGTTGGGTAAGCGCCCATGTTTTCGATCTTACCCACGCATTCGTCTGCGTGAGGATTTGCCTGAACGTAATCAAGGATTGACTGAGCTGCCGTTGCCGCCGCCTGGTTTTTATCCTTTGCACCAATCACATCGACCAGGACATAGTTATCGTTCCCGAGGTCATTTCTGATGGGGGTTCCGCCATTTGGTCTGAACACCATAATCGCTTTCGAAAGGTCCTTCGGGTCATTGAAATTAAGAAGCTGAACCAGGAAACCGTTAGTAAGCCCGGCTTCGCCAAACATGTTCCTGACTCGCTGATACATAGGAGGATTCATAGAGACATTTCCTTGGCGATTACAGCATCAATCTGTCGCTGCGTGTCTTCAAACCCTTTGGTTAAAAACTCCTTCCTGGCCGTCGCTCGGCGGAAGTTCTGAGGTACGCTTGGGTCATGGACGTATGCAGCATAGTTAGCTGAATAACCCACCCGGCCCGTCACGCGATTGCCATTTACAGTGATCTCGCGGAACTGGCTATTGATGAGGGTTGATGTATCGATCGGGGTATAGAGCGCCGCCTGAGATCCGCCGATAATCAAAGCTGATTGCATGGCTCTGACGACCTTTCTACCCTGAATATCACCAACCAGAGCATTCAGGTTTTTCTTCGCCTGGGTGATGCCCTTCACTTTGATGCCCATGGCTACACTCCCGTCAGGATGGCGTAATCATCCGCCAGTCGCTCGAACGTATCGGCATAGCGGATAACCTGCCGCACCTCGTCGGCGCCGGCCACAACCGGGTCGGCTTCGGTCGATACGCCAATCAGCAGATAATCACCCGCGGCCGCCAGCGCAAACTCCGTCCAAACGGTGTTCTTCACGACGATTTCAGCGCCCAGGCTGGCTAACTTCTTGCTGAGCCCGCCCTCGTAATCACAGAGGATTTGCTCAGGTTCGGCATAGCCAAGCGGATCGCCGTATTCGTCATTACCTTCCAGCTTGCGCCAGATAGTAGCGGTGGCGGTATATGACCAGTTTGCAACACTCGACACGCGTTACTCCTTCAGCGCCGGAATGCGCTCAATCTCAAACCACTCGATATTCAGCGCATTGACCTGCTGGCCTTTACCGACCGGCACGAAAAGACCTATGACATCACCGCATTCCAGTTGCAAATACCGCTCAATGACGATTGGTGAAATCACTGTCTCGCTGAAAGTTTTAGCTTCTCCAGCAACGCGGAAAACTACCTTCACATTCAACGCGCTAACCATGTTTGTTACAGTCGCCATATTTCACTCCTTCCAGCGCAACACCTTCGCGCCGGTCGCCCGGATGCGCTCACAGTTGATATGCCACTCGCCGTCCGATTTCACGTAGCCGGTAGTCTCCCGCCCGGTGTCGGTCATCACCCAGACGCGGGTGAACGAGCGCGGCAGACCGTGCTTAACTGATTTGTACGTCATCACTTATCCCCGCACATGCAGCCGCCCTTACCGATCCAGATACCAGCGAATGCCGGGGTGGCGGTAGGGTCGGCAGGAATAAGAGCAGTGGCACAACCGTATTTATCCAGCCCCCGCAACAGGTTAACCGAGGCCTTCCAGCGATCGGTGAACGACTGGTATCGGAACGAGCGAGACGCACCACTCGGAGCTGTCTGGCTGGAGATGTATTTATCCCCCTGCCCGAGCCCCATAAGCGCCAGCAGATAGAGCTGAATCAGCAGCGCGGTCGATGCAGGATAATGCGCATCAAGACACTCCTGAATGCTGTTGGCCTGGTCGACGAGAGCCTGAAGAACAAAATCGGGAATGGTAATTCCCTGGCTCTCCAGATACTCCTTTGCCTGTTCGAGAGTGACCATTATCGACTCCGTGAAATACCCCGCCTGAGCGGGGCATAAAAAAACCGCCTTAGCGGCGGCTGTTATTCAGCAGGGAAAAGCTTTTCGAGTTCGCCATCCGGTAACAGCTCACTGAGCTTTTCAGCGCCCAGATTGCCTTTGAACTCAATGCCCAGCTGGGTCAGGCGCTCCTGAATGATCTCTTTGCGAGATTTTTCACCGGTACCGGCATCAGGTGTTTCAGGTTTCAGCTCACCACCAGCCTCACCTTTCATCAGACGGACGTTAGACCTCAGCGCCGGGTGAAGATCTTTCAACTCCACCACGTCGCCAATCTTCACGCCGAACCATGGGCGCACAACTTCGTATTTAGCCATGCTGTTTCCTTACGCCAGGTCAGCGCCGTAGACAACGCCAGACAGGCCCTGATCGTCTGCGGTGATTTGCAGACCTTCAGCAGACATGATCTGGAAGTTGTAGTTAACGTTTGGCAGTGGACGCGGCAGCGGAACAACCCCGACAGCCATACCCACCAGTGGGGAGATTACGTCACGACGACGAACGTACGCGATAAACTCGTTACCGGTCAGCGCGAAGCTCATGCGGATTTCTTTCACCGGCGCGAACGGCAGAACCGCCTGCAATACAGTGCCGCTTACAACGCCATTCACCACGTACGGCTGCGCCAGGTTTGCCCAGATTTCCGGGGAAACCCACATCACATCGTATGCGGCGACTTTGTTCGTGCGTGCGGTGGTACCGAATGCGCCTTTACCGAAGAACGCAAAGAGCGCTGTCATGTCGGCAGTAGTAAGGTCGATATTCGCGCCACCAGCACCGGAACCGAGGTTGATCTTCTTGGTGTTTCGGTGGTTCTTAATACCCTGCGCAGGATAGGACTGAACCTGAATTTTTGAATCGCCGTTGAGGTAGTAGTTAACGCGCTTCTGGTTGAACTTGCGCATCTTCGCCATCTGCGAATCCAGCACCAGATCAATGCCTACAGAGTTAAGGCCAGCAGCATGACGCCAGTTAACACCGTAGCCAGCAGTGAACACCGGAATCGGGTCACCGTCGCTCGCGTAGTCAGTGTGGTCGAAGGAGAACGGCGCCTGGCCATCGATGCTTACTGACACGTCATCAGCGATGTCGCCAACCACGTTATACAGCTTGGCGGTTTTACCGACCGGCAGCACCGTCTGAACGCCGATCAGGTCGTTCACGATTTCCATGCCAACTTCCTGATCCCGCAGTTGCAGCACCTGGTTGTCAATCTCAGCCCAGAAGTCACGGGAAAAACCGCCCACTGCGTTACAAGCCAGCATGTCAGCGGTCATCATCGCGCGGTTAGCTGCAATGATGGAATCGTTCTGTAGGTTCCACATGTTGCGGTTTGCCCACAGCTCACTCCAGTGCCCGCCAAGGCGGGAGTTAGTCGCCAGCGTCTCTTTTGAGAAGTACATATGTTTTTGTCCTTTTGTTACGCGCCAGCTGCGGCGACAGTGCCAACGCGCATGCGCACGCGAATGAAGTCGGTGGTGCTGGCTGCGATGGTGTGTTCATCCTGGCTGTAGCCGATCACTGAATCAGTGTCATCGGTTGCCAGGGTAAACTGACCAGCCGTACCCAGTTTGATCGGGCTGTCTTTCTTGTACGCCCCAGGCACGCACAGCAGCGCCAGCTCACGCCCTTCTTCGACGTAATTGCCGACAGCAGAATCACCAGCAGGAATTGCCTCTGTGATGGTCAGGCCCTGGTGATAACCGACATCGATGATGTACAGGCGGCCGGCTAGCGCGGTGGCCTGAGCGAATTTATCGGATGAGTTGATGATTGCGGCGGTGCCCGGAAGCAGTGCGGCGGCCGTAGTGCGGGTTTCGGTCTTGTACAGAGACTGACCGTCGATATTAACGCGACGATAACGTGGCATTATTCCTGCTCCTTACTTGAAGTGTTCGTCTGCGGCAGGTGCGCCGGTTTCTTTGTGCTGTTGAGCATTGTTGGTGCCCAGAGGAGCAGCTTCGCCCAGCGACTTGAACATTGCGTCCAGGGCATCGCCAGAAAGCGCGTTGGCCACGATGTCGCCATGGACCTTAGCAACCGCATCACGCTTGGCTTTCTCTTCAGCGCGTGAATTGGCGGTCAGGGTGTCAGCGAGTTGCTTCTGGTTGGCATGTAGCGCATCAACCTTTTCCGCGAGAGGCTTAATAGCAGCTTCTGTATTGGTCGCAACAGCCTGGCCGATCATGCTGCCGATTTGTTCCAGTTCTTCTTTGGTTAAAGGCATGTCGCCCTCCGTTTTGTGGTTTGGTGCAGGCTGTTCCTGCGGTGTGAATAGAGCTTTGAATTTGTTAGCGACGACTGCGACCCACGACTCCTGGCGCGCTACTGCGGTGCCGGTATCGTCGAAGGTGATTACGCCGCCCTCAGACTTGTAGCCAAACACCTCAGCGCTGCCGCCGTTGCGGATGATTACAGCTTGCGAGTCAGTGAAATCAGCAACCCATGCGTATTCATCCGCGCCCGCCGCAAACTTCGCTTTGGCTGCGCGATCGAGACGCTGCTCGCGCTCCCGGTAGGATTCGCCAACCAGCGCGCCTGAGTTCGCCTTAAGCGGCTGCGCCAGATCAGCGTTAACCATCAGGCCAACGCCCTGCTCTGGTGTCGCCGCGCCAACCTCATGCAGCAGAATGGCGTCATGGTCCATGCTGTGAATCTTCGCCACCCACTCGGCGCCCGTAGCTCTCTGTTGTTCGTTAGGCTCAAGCTGGTCGAGGAAAGCGGCGACACTGGTATGAATGGGCGGAACGTCATCGCCACGCTCAATAGCTGCGACGCGCTCAAGTAGTTCTCGACCGCCCTCCGACTCTTCAGCTCGAGCCACATCCACCCATTTTTCTACGTAGATACGATTGCCGGACTTCTTAACGTTACGGTTCCACGCACCTACGTAGCCGACGTTAAGGCCTTCAGGAGAGAAGGCCGACACGAACTGACCGTTAACCTGTGGATGACCCAGCGGCGCGAGCGTGCCTTCCAGCCCCTGATAGTGGGCGTTGATTTCATCTTCTGTGTACAGCCCGCCATTCATGACGACGTTCGCCGGCAGCGTATAGCTAGGCAGCACCAGATGCTCACGACCGTTATGTGTTTCGCGCCGGATAGACTGGCTGTTCACCTTCGTGGTGATGTTGACCTGAATATGCTCACCATTTTGCGGTGCCGGGATTGGACGCTTTGCTTCGTGGTTTACCTGGAATTTCATAGGTTATTTCTCCGCCCAGGCGTAACCGCGCGCCTGCATCGATTTATATTCCTGTTTGAGTTTGGTAATGGTGTCCGGGAACTGAGGTTTGCCGTCGTCATCGACCAGAACTGACTGCTGGCTGCATTTGCAGTTGATGGAGTTGCCATCCTTGCTGTACCAGTCACGGACCTCTTCATTGGTGTAGAGGTGGGCGTGACGCACTGCATGGGTATGTCGGGTGGTCGATGACAGCGCCGAGATGTGAACCAGAAGGGTTTTAAGGCCGTAAAGGTCATTCGCCTCCTGGTCTTCATCCCACTTAGCCCGGCGCAGCGCGGTGGTCACTTCAGTCCGTGCTATCCGGTTTGCCCGGCGCTTCTCGATGCCGGTCTGGTCTGTCAGGTTGCGGGCAATATCCAGCGGATTGAGACCACGGCCCACGCCATCAGTTAGCACGCGCGCCATGTCGCGCTTAACTTCAGCCGTCAGTCCCTTCATTTCCTCAAAAACACGGGCATGCACCAGCGCCATGCGTTGCTGGTACGGGTCGCTTGCGAGGATGGACGCCAGCGACTCACGCCCTGCGGCATACACAGGTGACTGCTGGCTGAGGTTGTAGAACGACTGCCCTGTACCTTTCTCCGATGCCAGATCGATGTACTCGTAAAACCACAGGTCGTAATCGCCACCTTCAAGCAGCACCCGATCAACCAGGTAACTGGCATCGTTCAGGATGATGGAGAGTAGCGTTGGGTTTAGCTGGTATTCGTATCTGGCGTTTACTGCGAGGGAGGAAGGTATTTTGTCGAGTGCTGATTTGTACGCTTTGCCAATTTTATTCATCCGCCTGGCGAAGTCTTTCATTGCCCGGCGTTCCAGCGCATCGGCCCCGGTCGGGTCCTGATAGTTACGCGGCAGAATCGGTGGCTTCGTCTTCTTCGTCGCCATCCTCTTCTCCTAAAGGCTCTTCGTCATCATTGTCATAGCCCGCAGCCGTACGAATCTCTTTACGGGTGAACGCTGGCTCGTCGCCACTTCCCTGCATGGTCTGGTTAATCTCGCCCATAGTCTTGGCGTTGGTGAGCTTCTCAGTGCCGGTCTGTTCGTTAAGGTCATCCCAGATAACAGCTTTCTGGGTTACTGAATCGACGATCTGCAAGTCAATAAGCTTGTCGCAGAAGTCCTCTATCTCGAAAGCGAGGTCTACTCGGCGCGACTGACAGCGAGCATTAAAGTATTTCTGGTCTTCAGTGCTGGACCGCTCAGCCTGCTGGTTACCAACCAGAATGCGCGTCGGGATATCAACTCCGGCGGCAGCGGTTTGCAGGTTTACGTTATAGGTTGGAGACGGATCAGAAACCGGAGAAACAAGGGAGGTTACGCTGGCCCCCTGGAGAGAAAGCAGCACATCATTGCCGCGATTCATCTCGCGTGCAGCGTCATTAAATTTATCCTGCAACTCATCTACTTCAACGCCGTACATAGATGCAATGCTGCCAAAGTCGATTTCCTTGTCGAAACTAAGTGCTAACTGGCGAGCGGCGTTCTTCAGGAATGACTCACCAGACCCGCCCTCTACCTTCTCCAGGCTCACAAAGGCGTTATAAGCTGGCTCAAGGAAGCCAATAGCATCGTCTGAGTAATCACCAAGGATGAAAACGCGATCGGGGTGGATATTGACGCGGCGAGTTGAACCATTCGGCAAGCGTTCTGCGTACTGCCACATTTTCGGCTGACCGTAAGTCTTCGAGTTCAGCCCAGCGTCCCACTCGCTCACCGTTAGCGATCCTGCCCATGCCACGGAAACCTTCTGCAACCCTCGTCCTTTGGCAACCGGAAGGTTCCAGTCTTTTTCATCGCGGACGTGCAGAAGGATGCCTGCATAACGACCGACAAGGCGACGACGATCCGCCTCGGCAAATGAGCGCCAGAACCGGTTGTTGAATACCTGCTTTGACTTCTTTTCCCAGGCGGTTTCGTTTTCGCTCTCGTCTGCATCGTCACCCTCGATGATTTCCGGGTTAGTCTGCCAGCACTTGCCCACCAGCTTCTCAACTGCACCGTGGGCAATACCGCCTCGCCGGTACAGGGAGTAAAGGTTTTCGTAGGTGACCTGCTCAGGGAAGCCATACTCGCACCATGCTGAATGGCGCTTATTGTCCAGCCCCATCGTCGGTGCCATCAGCCCCATACGGGCGCGCGCCATCCGCGCATCGTTCAACGCATGGTTGACGGCGAGAGTTAATTTGTCAGTCATGGTTTGTCCGTTTAGTTAGCGAAGGCGTTTCGGAATCATCATCCCGGCCATTTGGCCCTTACGCTTAATGTGTCCGTCGAGGCTGTAGCGAATACCGTCCCAGCAGTGCTCATAGCCATCGGCGAGCTTCGGCAACACCTCACCGGTGATGCGGTCTGTTTTGTACGACCACATACGGGCCTCACGCGCCACGTTCTTGCAGCGGGGGTGGATAATGATTTCGTCGAATCCGCGAAGGTGTGCGATCCCGTCCTCAACGCTTCCTTGCCATTTCTCAGCGGCTGAGATGTTGAAGCCCTGCCGCTTGAGATAGCTGATCGTCTCGGGTCGAGCGGAGTCGGCCTTGATGGGCCAGTCACGAGATCCGGGGATTGTGTCGTACAACTCTGGCATGTGGTCGAGTTCAGTTTGCTGACCATATGCCTCGTACTCGATATACAGCCGGTTGTGCAGGATGAACGAGCGAGTCAGCGTGTTCGGGTCTTTGGCGAAACCGAAGTCCGCACCGAAGAACAAACGCTCCGCTTCTTTCCAGAGGTTATCCGAGAACTCAGCAATCCGGTATTTACCGGCCAGTACCTGCTTATCGGAGTTTTCAAGATAAGCCCCTTCCCACACCCATGCGTATGTTGCAGGGTCAAGGCGGCGCTGATCGTTCTGTCGCTCGCCTTCCAGCACATCAGGGAACCACGGGTTATCCGTATAGTTCATCTCAACGGTTATGCAGTCGTCGCCGGCTTCTTTGCGGAAACGTTTATCCGTTGCGCTGCCGTCTCGCTCGGGGTTCCACGTCACCCAAATCTCTGAACCTTCCTCACGAACGGTCGGGCTCAGCTTCTGCCATGCTATTTCGCTGACTGATTCAGCCTCATCGACCCAGCACAGCAGGATGCGCGCTTTCGACTTGATGCTGTCGAGGTTGTGCCGCAGACCGCAAAAGACATAGTTAACGCTCTTGTCGATAGTGCGGATGTACTTCTCGCCGATATCAAAGTTGGCGGCTAGCCAGGGAACAGACAGGATCGCCTGTTTCACCTCCTGCATGCTCGACTCTTCCAGCGAGTTCATGAACTCACGCGCGCAGAGCACTACGCCGCTCTCACCGTTCATCATCGACTGATAAGCCTTTACGGCAGTCATCAGCGCGAATGTGCGCGTCTTGGCGCTGCCACGCCCACCATGCGAGCACCGGTAACGCTTATTCACAGCAGTGAACAATGGTGCAAGCTTTGCGGGGATCGGCAGTTGAACGGCTTCACTCATGCTTTCGGCTCAACAGGGAGTAGCTGGATGATGGTCGGCCGCGGAGTCATGGTTCCGTCCGGGCTGGTGTGCTCGACCTTCTGTTTGTTGCTGTAAGCATCCCCGCACTCTTTGGCGGCCTGCTCCATCAGCGAGGCAGCCAGCGCCATATTTCGCATGCTCTCGGCCTTTGTCATCATCCGGTCTAGCGCGCGGAGACGATATGCTTTGTTGGCGATCGGAATGTCGCTTAATTCGGTCTGGAAGCGCTTACGCGTTTCGTGGAATAGCTCAACCCACTTCTGCGCCAGCCCCCTGCCGTTTGCTTTCGTCGGGTCGTGGGATTCGACCTGCTGACGAGTGATGCTCAGGCCAAATTCCTTTTTGACCAGCTCAACCACCTGGGATGGAGTATCGAAGCAGGCAAGGGACTGAACGATGAAGGCTTTGACCTCACCTTTCAGTGTCGCCATGGATTACCTGCCTGTCATAATCAGTCATATTGTTACGCCAGCTTTAACATGCACGTCCCGCATGACCTGGCTATATCGATGTGAGCCACTTCTGCTGGCGCATTGGCAGCATCAACGAGCTCCTGCACTTCTTTGCTGGCACCGTATCGACGTACGACACCAGTGAATTCTTCGACGTCGTGGCCGCGCAGTGTTAGCACTGGCTGTCCGGTCTCTTTGTTGAACTTAGGTGCGCCGAAATCATCGGTGGCCTGGGCAATGTGGTAAAGCTCATGCTCTACCAGCGCGCAGAACTCGAGGTCACTACATTGTGAGCAGTAATCGGCCGCCAGCGTGATGATGAACTTCGGGATGCGCCCGAACCATTCATGCATCTGCTGTTCCATTCTGGCTTTCTGCCAACCACCGGCGCGGAGCATTACCTGCTCGGCCTGGCCGAGGACGTAGCGCCCTTTCTTCGCGAACGAATCGGACGCCCACATGAAGCAGAGATCGGCCTCTAACAGGTGTCCGTGGTCAGGGTTATGAATGCTGCCGGTATCGCTGAGGATTTGGCGGCTTATCCACTCATGCACTTCGTTAGCGGGTATAAGCCTGGTGTATGGTTGCCAGTTGTCGGAGGCGATGAAGTTAACTGGCGGATATGGCCTGCGCTCGTCATCGTTAGCCATGGGTTACTCCGTTTTATAGCTGCACCGTTTCGCTGGATACGGTTTCTATTTTGAAACACTTGTTAGTCAACCAGTCCCAGCGAAGTAAGGCTGACAGCACCAGGATCGGCTTCATGTATGGACGAAGAGATACTTTTGAGGTGAATGTTACTGTTTTGCTCATGAGTTACTCCGTTGCTTGTTCTTCTGGCTGCTCGGTCTGCTCTGCCTGCACTGGCGTGAACTGCACGCGTTTCACATCCGCTGGAGCAAAGTACAACCACTCGCCCGTCTCGTTCGCCAGCGGTACAAAGCCGTTAACCAACTCAGGCTGACGTCGTGACATCTTGCCTGTGAAGGTTTCGCCTGTTTGGGTGGTTAGCGTGATTTGGTAGATGTCGGACATGATTACCTCTTTGCCTTGTCGCAGCTGTTGCCCTGCTTCTCAGAAGTGCTTAGCCACTTACGGCTTACCCGTCAGCAAGATGTGATCACCATCCTTGCGGGGTTACACAGATCATTATCGAAGCCCCTCAGTGAAGAGCTTCTGTAATGTCGATCAGCCAATCAGCAATTCTGGCTGCGTTACCTGCATGATGTGCTCATGCTCGAGCTCCAGAACGCGCTTCTCTTTCTTCCGCTCGTTCATCAAACGGCTTCCGATCGTGCCTTTCAGCTTTGAGCGCGTTTCTTTGATGGCGTAGCGGTGCTGCATTTCTTCACCCATGGCCATGCGTCGGTTTAGCTGCTCGGCCATCCAGTTAAAGGCGGCGATGTATTGCTCTTTAATCGCGGTCGCCATCTTCCCGGTGAAACCCATTACAAGCATCATCCAGCCATCTTTCGTGATGTTGTACATCAGGCGCATTTCGCCTTTCTTATCGAGGTATTCAACGGGCTCAAAATTGAGCCGGTTAAAATCAGGGGAGCAATCTGACTCCAGCCGCTTGATAGTGCGAAGAACGTTTTTATGCGCCTTTCCGAAATAGCGGGCGATCTTCATGGACGTCGTGATGACCTTTCCGTTGGATGGCAAAACCATTTCGCGGAAGTCGAAGGCCGGAATAACTGACGGATTATTCATAGCGTGTACCTTTCTTTGAGATGAACCTTTGCCGCATAGGAAATCAGCCCGTCGAGGCTCGCCAGCACTAACTGACTTCCTCAAAGGCTCATTTCAAAGGGTTTGGTTCGACGTGGTTTGAATGCGCTGCGGTGCGCGGTGAAATGCGGATACAAAAAATCCCCGCCGATGCGAGGCTCTGTGATTCTGCTACGGTTAAAGCCCAGAGGAGAGACTGTGTCAGAACCTCAGGGATGAGGCTCTATTTCCCCTGGGTCTGCTTATCCCACTCCTCGCGGAACCTGGATGGGTTGTCGAAACCTTCACTGCACTGGTTGGTTTTCGTCACTTTGCCCCCGATTCTTTTGTTTTCTGGCAGTTCGCCTGCCACGCTTTGTTATGCGCCAGGATGTCGCGCTTCGTCTGGCGGTCAAGAACATCAATGTCGTGATCAGTCAGGTAGATTGGCTTTACCCAGTCACAGGCTGTATCAACCACCACCGGGACGCTTCCACGTGTCACGCAGCTCGCGATCAACATTGTCATCAGGCATGCGGTTAACATTCTGCTGTACATTGCTGGCCTCTTTTGTTGCTTCTACACGGCGTTCGGCTACTGACTCAATGGCTGCGGCCTTTTCTTCTATGCGCTGCCGGCCTGCTTTTTCTTCAGCCTGTTCACGCCCGCGAAAACGGCCCACACCAAACGCACCAAGCACCATCAGGATCGCAACTCCGATTGCCGCCAGTACAGATTTGAGTGTCATCATAGGCTCACCCGCTCGCGCATCCAGCCATAAACGAATGACTCGTTAGCCGGCCGCTGTTCTGCCAGCTCAAGATAACGCTGACCCTGGCTACAGTTCAGTGCGCGAAGCAATACGATTTCTCCCTCATCTCCACGTCGAGCAAGATAGCTTTTCAATGCGCTGATAGTTCGGGGGCCAATAACCCCATCTGTAATCAGGTCTGGGTAGAGTTTGCCTTGAGTGTTGAACACGCTCAGCCAGCGCTGGAACCATTTAACCGGCACTGATGGCCCCATGTTCACACCGGTATCGCAAAGTTCGGTGGCAATGGAAGGGGATACTTCTGCCACCTGATCAAAGCGTGGGCCATACCAGTAATCAGACTCAAGGATCGCCAGAGCCTGCTCACGTGTAAGGTTTCGCATATCCCCGGTATAACCATGCGCGCGGGCAGTTGCCTGAGTAATTCCCCAGTTCGTTGGTCCGCCCTTATCATTCGGGTGATCAACATAACCGCCCTCTTTGCCGAGAATGGTGTTAAAGATATCGTCTTTGGTCATGGCTATTCCGTAATGACGACCTTCGCCAGGTTCCCGCGCGCCAGCCACACCGCCATGCAGATGACGGAGTTCAGCAGCAGGTCGCCGAGGTTAACCTGTACGTAGTGGCCGAGCAGAATGTTGAAGGCGTTGAATCCGGCGGCAAGGATGACCAGGTAGGCCAGCACCGCGACACTAAGGCGATGACGCTTTCCCTCTTTCCGGAAAAACATCAGCCTGACCATGATTAACAGGCAAACTATGGCGTTTGCATCCATCAGAAGAAGCTGCCATGTCATTTATCTTCCTCCCCCAGCCCCGGCATCTTCCCGCTTTTGGATTTGCGGAGAATACGCAGCAGGACTGCCACGGAAATGGAAGCAGTGACAATTGCACCGACAGCTGGCGATACCTCAATGCTGGCCGGTGGCTTCATCAGGCTTAACGGCGTGTTGATGATTCCGGCCATGATTTTCGCCATGGGAACGGAGAAGAACACGCCACTGATAAACGATATCAGCGCAAAGATAGCCTGCTTCCAGAGTTGATGGGGATCTGAGGTCAGAACGTATAGCGCAGTTCCGGCGAGTGATCCGAGCATCACTGCTGGAGTCGCCTCCGGAAACAGCGTGGCAAAGGTTACACCGACTGATGACGATGTAAGACCAACGCCTACGATAGTGAAGGTCTCAGACATATTTATTCCGTGTGTAGTTGGTTCAGGCCCTCGGGGCGATTTAACAAGTAGGCGTGTCGATGATGGTTCCCGGAGCCTGAAAATAAAAAAGCCAGCGACAGGCTGGCAATGTGAGGGTAAGGCAATGTCGGCTCTCTGGCCGAAGGGTCCCAGGTAGTGGGTTCTGGTGCCGGGCAAAGGAATCGAACCTCTGACGCGCAGCTTACAAGGCTGCCGTTCTGCCACTGAACTAGACCGGCGAATATGGTTTGAAATCACTTACTGATGCTGGCTGTCCATTCACGCCAGCGAGCGTCTCTAATCTCTTGACTCATCTTCTGATCTTCAAAGCGATCAGACAGTTTTATTGAGTCTGGAAGCAAAGCCCAGGCAACATAAAATTCGTGCGGCTCGAACTCGCCGCCTGCAAATTGATATGCGCCGACATGGTAGACCTCGCCATCCTCTTCCAGAGCCACCACATGGGCAATATGCCAACCATCGCATGGGTTGAGCAGAATCACCCACTCACCATCCAGATCCTTTGTCAGTTTTTCACTGGCAGGGCGGAAGACCAATTGCTCTGTGATTTTCTCGGACATGCAGGCTCCAGAAACGACAAAACCCCGCACGGTGGCGAGGTTTTTATGTTCAGTCGACAATCAAAGCTATGGCGACGATATCAGATTTACATGAAATATATGCCAATTAATTCATTTCTGCAATACCTTGATGATAATTTGTCGCCTTTTGTTGCGATCGTGCTTTTTTAACACTAAGTAACGCCTCTCTGTCCAGCTCTAAGAATATCTCCCTGATTGCACGCCAGCGCTGCGCGTAGTTGGTGCTCCAGTTCTGTGGAGTTGTGCTTGTAAGTGCAGCCAATTCCTGCTGCTGATAAACACGCTTGCCAGCCAACTCAGCTTTTACGTCCTGAGCTGCAAGCCACACCAGAGCCTTTAGTCGGCCCATGGTTTTAGAGGCGATTTTCTCCCCATCTAGCTGCTCTCTGAATTCTTCCCAAGATATCTGGCAGATCGTTGTCTGGTGCGGGAATTTTGTCTCTTCACTGTAGTTCCACAATAGCCACGCCTTATGGCGCTCTTCCAGCGACATGAGAGCCCGGCGCCAGGATGCGGTGCAGTACTCAACTGGATTAACCAGAGGAATATGTGACCCTTTAGCTCGCGACTGCTTACCGGGTATCGGTGGGTTATCCAGAGTAATCACCTTCCCGGTCACCTCATCCATCACGCGTGGTTTCTTGCGTCTGAATGTCTTTGTATCGTACTGGGCATTTTCAAGCCAGGCCATTAACTGCCCTTTCGTCGCCCCGCTCAGATCTGCGGTCGCCACCATGAGCTGCTGACGTACGTATTCCAGTTGCTGACTGTTCATGCGGCTTCCTTATGTGGCTGAGTGGTTTTCGTCTGGCTGTGCTTTGCTACTGGCGGCAGGTTGGCGCGCTTAACGCTTTCTGCCTGGTACCGGAGGAAGTCGGTATGGTTCATGCGGCCTCCTGTCGGCGGGCCCGGCGTTTTTCCAGCGCGCGGGCTTTGCGTGTGAAAATGGATTTGATGCGTTGCAGGTATTGGATGTCGAACCGGCGGACGGAATTGTCGTTGTTTATCGCCTCAACTTTTTCGGCACCAATGCGCTCAATAAGGCCCTGTTCAAATGCCTTTTGCGCGCCGTCCCGATCACGGTTGCAATAGACGCACTGGGATGCGGTATTGTGAAGGTTGAAAGCCAGATGCGCGGCAGCTCCACGGGTGCGGTAGTGGCCGCAGTCCATGGTTCCGCCAAACTTCTGCTCTGGTAGACGACCGCAACTGATGCATGGCTTACCGGCATCCCTCAGACGGACATACCGGTTGAAAGCCGCCTGTGCTTCAGCTCTCCACTGAGGTTTCGTTTTTAGTGCCACCTTTCTTGCTTTCAGATCCCGGCGTTCCGCGCGCTCCTTCTCTTTGCGCTCCTTGATGCGCTTAGCGGCCTCTTTTATCTTCTGCTTTGCCCGCAACTCCAGCGCGAAGATGGCGCCATGCTCAGGACAGCACCACCAGACGTTGTCGAAGGTGGCGGTGAACTTCTGTTTGCAGACCTTGCAGGTGCGACGGGTTGGTTTACGCATGTGACATCTCCTTGTCAGATGCCAGTTCATTTGAAAAATCGCCACCATCTATAGGCATCAGCCATTTTGCCGGGCAATTAACAGTTGGCCAGGCAACGATCAGCCCTCCAGGCAAGTAACCGCTCAAATTGCCACCGCTAGCGGATTCGACTTTCCACGCTTCAAATCTTTCTTCAGAAATAGCGCCTTTAATCACCCCGAGATACTCAACCAGACGCACTGTTGCGCCGACATTCTCAGGAATTCTGCTTTTGATGATTAAGGCGAGACCATCAACTTTTAATTCACGCATGATTCCTCCGTGCCGCTAGACGCAGCCATTTCTGATCTACCAGGCGGGCGGTGTAGCCCTTCAGTGTCGGGATGTCGGACGGCTTAACCGCGGGCTTAGGCTGGCGGCGCGCCGGAACGAGAAATATTTCGTTGGTGATGACGCGGGATAGTGGAGTAGACATCACGCCTCCTGCTTATCGCGCAGCTGCTGGTACTCGCAGCTCTGCGGAATGGTCAGGTGGCAGCCGATGTTCATCGCCCAGGCTTCGACTTTGCACAGGAAAATGTACATCTCGCCCGTTTCCAGCTCTGACGTATGACGTAGAGATTGGACGGTGGTGACCTCGCCAGACACGACGTCTACACGGTCCTTGCTTTCGTAGCCGAGATAGGTGTGCTTCATCGCGTCTTTGACCCACTCAGGCGTAGCGAAGGTCTTGCCGCGCGCGATCAGGTACTCGCTAATTTCCGTGTACCACATGTGGCTGAGCGCGTTCTGCGACAGGCTGCGCTTCTCGCGCCATGGCTTAACCTGAAGGCGGAAGCATTGCCCTGCATCCAACAATGGCTGAATCTGCTGGCCTATGGCCGCGAAGTTACCGCGATGGAGTTTGATGCCGTCTACGGGCAGAGTCATACGGCCTCCTTAACGGAAACCGCAGAATGCAGAAAATCGCAGGTGCATTTCTGCATCTGTGACAAGGTGAGGAGTTCAGATTGTGGTCGCATTTAAGTCCCCTTAAATGCGCAGAAGTCACCGGAGTTGTTCAGGCTCCGATGACTTAATTATGGATGGATGATTATTGGAAATCAAACGTTGCTTGACGTTTAGTTATGCGTCGAATGGGTTAGGCATCATCCAAGATATGGCTTCTTCCAGTCCTCACTGGTAGCAAGCCTTTCGATGGCAAGCAAAATAGGCAGATTGGATTCTTCTGTCTGCTTCATAATTTCCCAGTGAAGCCGTTTTAACTCGTGAACCAGCTGGTCTCTGTTTGTTTCCGCATCATTGCTGGCAAGCATCAGACAGCATTCGCCAACAATGCGACACGCTTCCCGATACAGGTCTTCTGACAGCTTCTCATATTCTGACATAAGCAACCCCTCCACCATGAAGGGGTTTTATATCACATCAGTTTGCATCCTGCTGCTCAGATCTCCGCACTTCTGCGTCGTGATATCCCTGCATGTAAGCATCAGCCACGGCTGGGTCAATCCCTGCCTGAATAGCGATTTCGTCGATGTGCCCAGGCTCAACGGCTGCCTTTTTTGCGTGCTCGCGAATCTGCTCGATTAGCTCCTCGACATTAACCTCAAAGCACTTCAGGTTTTCACAGCCGCCAACCTTGGCTCCGGAGATGCGATATCCGCCATCGTCATTGGCTATACAGAGGGAAAGGCCTCCATCCTGATTGTGAGAAATTTCGATATAAACATTGCCTGGCTTCAAACTAGACATTTTTAGCCTCCTGCTGCGGTGCTGCTGGCAGTGGCATCCAGTGGGTTATGTCTACGCCGAAACGCAAATCATAGCCTTCAGCATGAACGTATAGTTGTGCGTCGCCTCTGTCGCTGAAGTTTGATGAACTAACAATACCGCAATCTCTCAGTCCATCATCCTGGCAGAAATAGAATATCTCTATGCCTATGTCTGGCATCCGCTCACTGCAAGCTACCCAGCCATCCGTAATCACCGGAGAGTTGCTGATAAGCGGGATGTAATCCAGCCCCCACACCGTTGAAGGGTCTTTTTTACCCAACACGAACAGTGGAGCATTACCTCGCAGACCACGATTATCATTCTGATAGTCAGCACGTAGCCAACCAATCGCTGGCAACTTGTAAGCCGTCGTTACAGGTTCGGCACCCTGAAGCATGGCGGCGCGGCGTTCCCAATCAGCTATTGCAGTTGAATGCTCCATGGAGTCATCGCTCCACTCCGCATGTGCGCATTCGTCTGCTGCATCAGCCGCCTTCTTCGCTATCGCTAAAAGCTCAGACAGAAGCGAGTCAGATACCGGCGCTGGCGGAGCGGTGACATTAGCGAATGCAGCACGCAACCCAGCCTTAATTTCTTCGACTTCTTCAGCCCCTAGTGATGAATCTGACAGCGCATGATGAAATGCATATGCCATATCGTCGTTGATTGACACCTGCTCCGCTTCGAGCGATGCCAGCGCAATCTTCATCGCCGCCAGAGACATCGCAGCATCTTCGTTTACTGCGCCGGGCGTCGCATCGCGCTCTTCTTCAAGCTCCGCGATGGTCTTGAGGAGCCATTCTTTGGTTAGTTCGCTCATGGGTTAGTCCTCTTCACAATTACACCGCCATCGCAATGCGGGCAGTCCTCGCCCTGCTGACCATTTTCGTTAATCAATTTTCCGTAATGGCAGCGGTAACAATGTAAGCTTTCTGCCTTTTTGGTTGCCCTGATAATGTCTCGACCAAATCCCATAGAAACACGCTCCAGAAATCCGCGCTTTATCAGGTCTTCAGCCATTGCTCCCACTTTGACAGGAAAGAGAGAGTCACCATCCCAGAGCGCAGTTTTTCGGTATGGCGATATTTCAATTTCCCAGCGGTGAACTATGGCTGGCTTTAAAAACTCGCGCTCTCGCTTATTCAGTGGTTTTTCCATGCTCACTCTCCTTTACAGGCTGCGGCGGCGCGTTCACGCAGATCGCTTACATATTCAACCAGTGAACCGCCAGGATGGATTTCACACTCTTCAACCAACTGGAAATAGATATCGGCAGCGGCACGCGTATTACTGTGCTTCGCTTCTCCCATCTCTTCTTCACGAAGAGCATCGCGCTCGGCTGTAAGATTGACTATTTGCGCGTCTTTGGCTTCCAGCTCATCCAGCAGCGCCAGCACGGCGGCAGGGTTGGCGGACTCGAGAAATCCGGCGCATTTGGCTGGAACATCACCATCAGTGCAGTTGACGATTGGCGAGCCTTTATCGTCCGTTATGTATGCTTTCGAATGTTGCGTCGCGCGCATGTATTGCCACTTCACGCCACATGCGCGAACTGCCGCTTCACGTAATGCGCGTATGTCGATGTTGCTCATTGGGCGACCTCGCTGGTTAACTTTTCGAAAATTGCGTCAAGAGTTTTCCGTTTTCCGACATGCCCGCCACCGACCCACTCTCCGCGAAGCAAAGCGTAATATTTGCCGTCGTCTTCGTGGTATGGGCCACGGATAGACCAGTCGGTTGTGATAGCGTCGATCGCCTTTTTAGTTTCTGCGAAATCCATCATGCTCATACCCCTACCCTCCCCCAAACCATCAATACTCGCTTCATAGCCGCGCTGTTGCGGCACTCCTGAAATATTCCGTTGGCGCAGTTGCGCGCGGTGCCATCCTGTTCTTCCGGAGTCGCCAGGCGATAAGTCACCGTTCGCCAGACCTTGCTCACCCGGACAATCTTGCGTGCCCGCTCCAGATCGATAGCGTTCTTCGTGATGCAGTTGATGGTCATGCCGCACTCTGTGGCCAAATCCTTCGCTGTGAAGGTCTGGTGCGTTTCGAGATAACGCAGAATTGCCTGTTTGCCTTTCATCGTCTTAGCACTCATAGTCAGCCTCCTGTTGCATCTGGCCGCTGTAGGTGAAATCTACCGGGTCCAGGCCGGAGTAGCGGCTGCTGAAGTGGTAGGTTTTTTCTGCCCCCGGCGCATGGCGGGACTTCACACAGATGATTTCTGTGATGCCTTTCAGTTCGGTGTTCGGGTTGTATTTCTCATCCCGGTAGATCATGAAAATCACATCGGCTTCCTGCTCGATAACACCGGACTCGCGGAGGTCAGCTGCGACCGGGCGCTTATTAGCACGTTCTTCGACCTTACGGTTAAGCTGAGCCAGTGCGATGACCGGGCAACGCAACTCTTTCGCCAGGTTCTTCAGGCCGGTGGCGATCTCCCCTACGCTGCGGTTCATGTTCTCAGGGTCAGACATGCGCATCTTCTGGAGATAATCGACGATTACCACGCCCAGTCCGCCCAGCTTCTTACTCATACGCCGCGCTTCCGCACGCACCTGGTGAACGCTTAGGGATGGCTTGTCATTGATGTAGATCGGAGAGTCGATGAAATCCTTCATGCAGTGGCCGACCTTTCCCCAGGCCCCGTCCATCACGCCGCTTTGCTTGCTGAGTAAATCCTCTTTGCTCACCCGGGCCCGGTGGAACGCGACACGCTCCGAGATCTGATCAACTGGCATTTCCAGACTGAAGAAAAGCACAGGCTTTTTGTTTTTCAGGCCGACTGTCTCGGTCACGGTGGTGCTGAACATGGTTTTACCCATGCCGGGGCGCCCGCCTACGACGATGAAATCCGTGTTGTTGAATCCGCCGAATGCGCTGTCGATGGTCGCCATGCCCAGCTCGGTTTTGTGCTTCCAGATATCGCCGCTGATAATCGACTGGATGGTCTCTAACGACATGTCGATACCGGTAGTGATGTGCTCGGTGCCGTAGTCGGTGTTGTGCTCGATGCCAGAGACATCCGCCTGTATGTTGCCGATGATGTCAGCGATACCCTCACTGGATGGTTCGGACAGCTTCTGGATCCCTACCTGTAGCGCCAGGGTCATCCGGCGGCCGAGATGCATTTCCCGCAACTTTTCGCAGTACGAGGTAAGGTTCGCGAACGACGGTGTGTTTTTGCTGCATTCAGCCAGGTAAGCGAATCCCCCGGCACTCTCCAGCGCGCCAAGCCGTTCAAGGTCGCTGGTCAGTGTCAGCAGGTCTATCTTCTCCCCGGATTCGTTAAGGCGCTTATAGGACCGCAGAGCCACCTTGTGAGGCGTTGCTGTGAAGTGATCCTCAGTCAGCCCCTCAATCGCGTCAGTCGCCATGTCAACGCCGTCTGTGCGGCCCGCTGCGAGCATGATCCCGCCAATGACGGCCTGCTCAACGTATAAATCAATAAAACGGCTCATGCTTTGACTCCCTTGCGCTCACGGTGCTCGTTGATGGCCTGCTCGTAGACAGATCCCCAGTTCTTCGGATTCAGTATCCAGTCGAGAGTCAGCCATGGCTGATCGCCTCTGGTGCCGAACAGGGAAGACTTGCTAATCAGCTCGAAGGCCATTCCCATGTGCTTCAGTTCTCGCCAGTTGCCCTGGGTGGTTTTGCCGTTCCACACAGCTTCCAGGTCTCGATAGGCCGGACGGCGGCGGTTCCACTCATGCAGTGAAACGGCCTTCGAAGGGACTTTTTCATTCCAGAGCTTGATGATCTCTTCGTGCGGACAGGCTTTCGGGTTGCTTCCATGACCATCTGCCCATATCAGGGCGTCTGACAGGTATCCATCAAAGCGGGTCATACGGCACAGGTTCTCTGGCTTGAAGCTGTGACCCCAGTTCACATGGGCCCAGCGGATAACGAGTTTCAGCTCTTCAGCGGTGTAGCACTGGTCTTTGCTCTTCACCGTGGAGAGAGCTTTCTCGAAAGGTGCCAGCGCAGCACAACGACTACCCGTTAGCTCGTTGAAGTAATCCATCACCTCCTGAGCGAGTGAGTTTTCCCCCTGGGGGGATTTAGGGGGATCTTTTCTTTCTTTCTTTTGAATAGTTTCTTTTGTGTTTAGCTGAGTTGGCTTATGGGTATTAGCTGACTTGGCTAATGTTTCATTAGCTGTTTCGGCTAATGATTTGCCATTTTGGCTAATGCTGAAATTCCAGTCAGAAATCACCTTATTCACCCCGATCGCCATGCCATTGGTAACGATGATGTTCATTGCAATCATCTCGTTCTTGGCCTTGCAGACATGCGTATGGTGAATACCGGTCATCGCCGAAATCTGGGTATTGGTAATGCGGTCAAACTTTTTCCCGAACCCGTAGGTTTTGCGGATCACCGCCAGAACGACCTTCAGCTGGCGAGCCGTTAAATCAGCAGCCATAACCGCTTCCAGCAGCTCGTTAGCGATGCGGGTATACCCATCATCGATATCTGCCACCTGACGCTCCACGACCGTTACAGACGGTCTGAAAGGTATTACTTTTGCGAGGCTACCCACGGCCACTCTCCTTACGTTTCAGCTCTTCCAGGATGGCGCGCATCTTCTCTGCCACAATCGGATTAACCGAGCGGATGAAGCGGTCGCGGGTTATGTTTTTATGTACAGCGGTATGGTAATAGCGTGGATTTTTTGCCATTATTCCTCCTGCAATGAGTGCACACGATTTGCATCTGAAGGCCAGTTCTGTTGACGCAGACTGGCTTTCGCCATTTTTGATACTTCCCATCACATAACCCCCAACATCGACGTCACCATCGTCATCAGCGGTCCTACCTGCTCCGGCATGAGGCGGAACAGCGACGCTATACCCTCGCTTACCTCTTTCAGCTTCTGATGCTCTGGTGCGTCCAGCAGCACGGCCTGCTTAGCTTCGGCACACTCTTTCATCGCAGAGGCGATCAGCGACATCGTGTCGTTCTGCGGCGCCAGGCGGTTGCGGTACTCCAGCGGCAATACGGACATGATTGCCGGTGCCAGCTGGCGAATGTTGTTGGCAGCATATTCGGTGTCGCCGTCGATCCAGCGGAACACCTTCTGCATCTGGCGGTGAGAGTCGGTCGGGATATCCAGACCGGTGCCGCCGGTTGCCCGCCACTCTTCAACAATCAGCGCCGCGACAAATTCACGGCTGCGGCAGTCAGCTGCCCAGGCGCGAACCGCTGCGCGAATCCCATCGATGTTTAACGCCACGGAATCAGGCTCCCGGCGATTCTGGTAAATCATCGCCGTTGGCGAAAATTTGTTACCTTGTTGATACGCAAGTGAATGCATTGCTTTCCCTTTCGTGGTTATGGCCGCCGGTTAGGCGGCTGTTGTTTTATTCGGCTCATCGCCAAAAAGAAGCCATTCAGGTTCACATTTGAGAGCCCGAGCCAGCTCAACCAAATAACGTGGACGCTTAGTAGTCCCGGCCTCGATGGCCTGAAGTGATTGCTGTTTCATGCCAGCCAGTTTTGCTAACTGGTCCTGAGACAGATTCATCTCTTCACGTTTTTGCTTGAGGCGTTGAGAAATTGTTTCCATATCACCTCCACAGTTTTATCTGTATTCTGTGACAGTTATTTCTGTTTGTCAATTACAGTTTTAACTGTGACTATCAAGGCATACAGAGAGAGGGATTTATGAGCCTTGCGGATCGCGTTAAACAAAAAAGAATTGAGCTGGGATTAACCCAGACAGAAGCTGCTGAGAAGGCCGGTATTCGGCAGCAGTCATGGCAGAGCATTGAAGATGGGAAAACTCTCAAGCCACGTAATATAATTGGAATAGCCAAGGCGCTTAAATGCGACGCCGATTGGCTAATGAACGGCGGCGCGTTTATGCCGATGGCAGAGATCAACAGCAGGAGAGTTCCGTTGATAAGCTACGTACAGGCAGGAGCCTTGGCTGAGAAAAACCCTATCGAGGCTTTCGATGGCAGCCTTGAATACATACTTACTGATCTGGATGTGTCCCAGCACACCTTTGCGTTGCGTATTGAAGGCGACTCAATGGAACCAGATTTTAAGGCTGGTGACGTTATTATTGTCGACCCTGAGGTAGAACCCACGCCTGGGGAATTTGTTGTTGCGAAGAACGGCGGAACACAGGCAACCTTCAAAAAATACCGCCCGACATGGGTAGACCCTCTCGGCTGCCAGCACTTTGAACTGGTCCCACTCAATGACGACTACCCTGTCATTAACAGCGATCACCAACCTTTAACCATTATCGGTGTAATGATTGAGCACCGTATTTACCGCCGCAAACGCTAAAACCCCCTCTCAAACGTCTAATCAAACCGGCTAACGCCGGTTTTTTTTCGTCCTTACAAAATAAATTACTCATAAATACAGAAACATATGTTTCGCACGCTATTAAATACAGTTTTGTCTGTTGACGATAATACAGTTTTATCTGTATCTTTAATCCATCGAAACGAAACATCGACAGCTGAGCGAAGTTAGCCAGCGGCGGACAGCAAGTCGCCTGCTTTTTAACAACATGCAAAGTCGGAACAGCACTCAGTAATCCTGTTTAGACCCCAACGTACAAATTAGGCGTAGCACCGGGCGCGATCCGGTCGGTGTGAGGCTACCCCCTCGCGAGAGCGATAAAGGCGTGGGAACGGGCAACACTGGCGGGATGAGAGGTGCGAAGCGCAAATAGATTTATTCCAGTCCATTCGAAGTTGAGTGGGCTGGGCTGAATCACAGAGTCTTTCTCGCCCGAATGGGCATCACGTTCAAATGGCTAGCCGCTGCCACCCTTTTCGACGCGGCACACCGTATCGGAGGAGTTATGTAACAGGTAACAGTGACGACTGAAAACCAACATTCAGCCCCGGTTTGTGCCGGGGCACAAAGTGGAATGTTTTGGGCTGGCAGACGGTTATCAGCTAGTTGGTGAGGTAATGGCTCACCAAGGCGACGACGGCCTTCCCTGCGTCATTGTGGGGAGCCAGCACCAAAGCATTTCTCCCGCATCAGCGGGTAACGACAGAGGGTAAGGCGATGGAAGACGAAATTGAAGAGTTTGACGAGCATCCGCAGGATGACATGAGCCAGTACCAGGATTATCCCTATGAATACGACTACTGACACCAATCAGTGGTGTAGCCAGTTCCCAAAATGTAAAGGGTGCAAGCTTGATGCAGAGTGCATGGTGAAACCAGAGGAAATGTCTCTGGTGAGAGAGAATGGAAAGATTGTCGATCGATGGGCAATACGGACAACCGCCATGATTGCAAGAGAGCTTGAAAATCAGAAAAACAGAGCCGCTTAACCAGCGGCTTTTTTCATACCCAAACGGGTTCAAAGAGCCTGTTTCGTTATGACAACCGGCGGCCATCCAACGCCCATTGAAACACTGAATAAATGCGTTGAAGTCTTGTATTAACCGTTCCGTTCGCCGCGATAAGGCCAAGAGGATTTATGACAGTCACCCACAACGGCAAGCAGTACACCGCCAAAAAGCTCAACGATAACGAGTGGCAGCTGACGTCGGTATCGAACCCGCGTGAAAAGCTGACGCTGAACCGCTGGCACATGAAGCTGGCTGGCCTCCTGAAACAGGTTGAGGTGAAGGTATGATCAACCACTACGGCACCACCCCGCTCATTCGCCAGTGCGTCACGCCCGGCATGATGGCAATGCACGAAGGCCGCACCTATCGCGTCTCAGCAGTCATTCAGGAGCGCAAATGGGTATACCTGCACACTGATGCAGAAATAATCCGCCTCAGTGACTGCGTGATTGACGTCCTTCTGGACGGTCACGGAAACCCTATCGTTCACTGAGGGCGCTGATATGGAAATCAAAACTCCATCCAACCCAAGCCAAAAGGCGACGGCTAGGGTAAAGAATCCTCTTCCCGCCCCAACTAATTGTCACCTGTGCTCTGGTTCAGTGCGGATCGGCACTCATGGAGAGGTCTATGGACGCGACTTCAGTGACTGGCCGTATGTATATCTTTGCGAATGCTGCGGAGCATACGTAGGGCTTCATCCTTTCACGGCGATCCCACTTGGGACTCTGGCAGATAAGCCTACCCGCGACGCGCGCAAGAACTGCAAGATTCCTTTCGAACGGATCTGGAAGTCAGGAGCCATGACGCGCACTGAGGCATACCAATGGCTGGCCGGCAAGATGGGTATACCTGTTCATGAATGCCACTTCGGCTGGTTCACCGTAGAGCAGTGCCAGGCTGCAATGCATCACTGTAACGACTGGCTAAACCGCTAACCACCCTATTCAACCGATCGGCCTGGCATTAAGCGGGCGGGATCTGCACATCCAAATTTCAGGAGAAACCATGAGCGAAGTAACGGACTTAACTGTCATCGAAATCAAGCCGGAGCAGGCGCCAGCACTTTACAGCGCGGGTGGACTTAATGGCTTTCTCGAGCAAATCCGCGAACTGGCTAAAGAAGTGCCAGATGTTACCACTAAAAAAGGCCGTGACCGCATTGGCAGCTTGGCGCGCATGGTTGGCTCCAGCAAAACAGCTATTGAGAAGCCTGGTCGTGAATACCTCAAGCGATTGAAAGAGGCGGTTAAACCGGCAGAAGAGGAGTTGCGCGTATTCACCCGAGAGTGCGATGCCATTCGTGACGCAATCCTTAAGCCCCGCGATGAGTGGGAGGCCGAACAGGAACGCATTAAGGCTGAAGAAGCCATGAACGCGATGCACGCAGAAGCGCTGGTGATGAACGAAGAGTTTGACCTCCAGCGTGCAGCGCAGATCGAAGCAGACCACGAAATGGCTCTGTTGATGAACAAGGATTTCGACCGTGACCGCGAAGAGCAGCGCCGCCAGGCGGAACAGGCTCAGCGCGAACGTGACGAGCGACTGAAGCGGGAGGCGGCAGAACAAGCCCGCCGCGATGCGGAAGCGAAACACAAAGCTGAGCTGGAAGCAGCGGCACGCCGTGAAGCTGAAGAGAAAGCACGTGCAGAGCTGGCGGAGCGCCAGCGCATTGAAGCGGAACAGCGTGCGGCACGCGAGAAGCAGGAAGCAGAAGCCCGGGCGGAACGCGAAAAAGCCGCGGCGGTTGAGGCTGAGCGCCTTAAGGCAAAACAGGCAGAAGAGAAACGTCTGGCCGAAGAGAAGCGCAAAGCGGAAGAAGAAGCGCGCCGCGCAGCTGACAAAGAGCACCGCCGCACCGTCAACCGTCGCGTCATCGCCGACCTGATCGCTCAGGGCATTCCTGAAGAATTCGCGCAGAAAGCACTGCTGGCGATCGCTGGCGGCAAAGTGCAGGACGCGCACATCAAATATTGAGGCAACCATGAACGCATTCCTCACTTACGACCGCATCGAAGATCGGCGCTGGGCTGAGCAGCAGCTCACCGACGAGAAGGAGAAGTGGATCGATGACCGGGCGCAGAAAATCATCGACATGATGCCAAAAGAGCCATCCGGACTCTTCCACTTCACGGTCCCGATTGACTCCAGCCCATACGAAGGACTTCGCAGCGATAAAGCTGGCGAGGCCTACAACGATTTCATTTCAGCAGTTGCTTACGCCCAGGCGGAATACGACTGGGAACACCGTACCGGCTGCCCGTTTTAATTTTTGTGGGGGATTAACGATGGCAAACGAATTAACAATCACGGCGAGTGCGCTGGCGGAAAAAGGTATCGACGTCGCTACCTGGAGCGCGCTGAAGAACAGTATTTACCCTGGCGCCAAAGACGAATCGGTAATGATGGCGCTCGATTACTGCCGTGCCCGCCAGTTGGATCCGTTGCTGAAGCCCGTTCACCTCGTGCCGATGAGCGTCAAAGACTCAAGAACGGGTAAAAGCGAATGGCGCGACGTGGTCATGCCGGGCATCGGGCTTTACCGCATTCAGGCGGACCGCTCCGGCGATTATGCCGGGGCCCGCGAACCAGAATTCGGTCCAGACGTAACTCAGGCGCTTACTGGTGTCGAGGTGACCTTCCCTCAGTGGTGCAAATACACCGTCTACAAGCGCATGCCCAGCGGCGAGATCGTCGAGTTCAGCGCCAAAGAATACTGGATTGAAAACTACGCCACCGGCGGCCGCGACACTACAGCGCCGAACGCGATGTGGAAAAAGCGCCCATACGGACAGCTAGCGAAATGCGCAGAAGCCCAGGCGTTGCGTAAGGCATGGCCTGAGATTGGACAGCAGCCTACCGCCGAAGAAATGGAAGGCAAATCACTGGACGTTGATATCCGTGACGTCACGCCGCGCAGTACCACAGAAGCACTTCCACTAGCAGCAAGCGAAGAAACGCTTCAGGCGATAACCGATCTCTTAACGACCCTGGATAAAGACTGGGAGAAAGACTTCCTCCCACTGTGCAGCGACATTTTCAAACGGCAAATTCTTGAGGCGTCAGAACTCACTGAAGAAGAGGCACAGAAAGGGTTTGGCTTCCTTCAAAAAAGGGCTAAGGCGGCAGCATGACACGTTCAATGAAGTTGGTTTATGAAGCAATAAAGTCAGGTCAAAGGAATGGCAACTTAATAACTATTACCTATAAGGAAATTGCTCGTGAAACAGGGCTTCAGATAACCCTGGTTAGCAGCTGCATCCGTTTGCTGGTTCGAGACTCATACATCGAGAGAATAAATAATTTCTCTGAATCCGGCGGGGCTAAAACCAACAGTTACAAAATACGCAAATCCCTAGAGGATTGACATGACACCAGAAATTATCCTGTCCAGGACTGGCATTGACGTAACCAACATCCAACAGGGCGATGAGGCGTGGCACCGGCTGCGCCTCGGCGTTATCACCGCCTCTGAAGTGCACAACGTCATTTCCAAGCCCAGATCTGGGAAGAAGTGGACAGACATGAAAATGTCCTACTTCCACACCCTACTCGCCGAGGTATGCACCGGCGTAGCGCCAGAGGTTAACGCCAAGGCGCTGGCCTGGGGGAAGCAGCATGAAGAAGACGCCCGCACCCTCTTCGAGTTCACCACCGACGTGAAAGTCACGGAGTCTCCGATCTTTTTCCGTGACGAGAGCATGCGCACCGCGTGCTCCCCTGACGGCCTTTGCAGTAACGATTTCGGCCTCGAATTGAAATGCCCGTTCACCTCCCGCGATTTCATGAAATTCCGCCTTGGCGGTTTCGAAGCCATCAAGTCTGCCTACATGGCCCAGGTGCAGTACAGCATGTGGGTTACCGGAAAAGACGCCTGGTTCTTTGCAAACTACGACCCGCGCATGAAGCGCGAAGGTATTCACCACGTCGTCGTTGAGCGGGATCCGCAATACATGACCGATTTCAACGAAATGGTGCCGGAGTTCATCGAGAAGATGGACGAGGCCCTGGCGGAGATCGGCTTCACATTCGGGGAGCAGTGGAAATGAAACGCACACCCTTCTACCGCAGGCCCGGGCGAACCGGGCAGTTCTCCGGCCTCCGCGAACGCGTTATCTGGATGATTCAAACGCGCGGCCGCCCGGTCACCGGCAGCGAAATCGCTGAGAAGTTTGGCGTAACGCTAATCGAGTTTAACCGGGTCGCCAACGGCATTACCCGCGGCTCCGGACAGATAGCGCAGATCGTTGAGTCGAAGAAATGGCTCAACGATGACGGCATCTGCGACCGCGCTTTCGACCTCGTTACGAAGCCGAAAGTTGTTACGCCGCAGGGTAAATCGCGGCTGTTCACCCGGCGCGCCATAGAGCAATCGCAGGAAGGCAGACGGCAGGAGTGCATAGCGCGTGCCGCGCGCCGTCGCCGCCTGATTGCTCAGGGCCTCTACATCGACGAAATGGAGTCAGTGCTATGAAAGCATGGTCCCTTGAAGAGCTGGCGCTACTGTGGCGGCACTCAAACGCTGAAGTCGCAGAGATTACCGGCCGCTGCATTGAAGAGGTCGGAGATAAGCGGCTGCAAACCAATATTGAACGTAATGGCTGGGATGTTAACGATCCGGAGCGGGAGGAATCATGACCGATTACACCGGAAGTAATACCCCAGCGGATCAGCGCGACCTCTGGCGCACTCCACCAGCCATCTTCGCCTCCCTTGATGCTGAGTTCTGCTTCCAGTTGGATGCCGCCGCAGCGTCGCATAACGCGCTGTGCCGGAAGTTCATCACCGCCGAGCAGAACACACTGGAAACGCCCTGGGCTGATTACCTGAATGTTCCCGGCTACGTCTGGCTGAACCCTCCATACAGCGACATCACTCCGTTCGTGAAAAAGGCCGCCACCGAGAGCGCCAATCAGATCGGCACGGTCATGCTGGTACCGGCAGACACTTCGGTTGGCTGGTTTAAGGAGGCTATTCAAACCGCCAGTGAGGTTCGCTTTATCACCGCCGGGCGACTGGCTTTTATCAACCCGGTCACCGGTAAGCCAGTATCGGGAAATAACAAAGGGTCGATGCTTATCATCTGGCGATCGTATCCGCGTACACACTGCCACTTCGCAACTGTGGACCGGGACGAGCTGATGACTTTCGGGGCGAAACTTCTCGCCCGCCGGGAGGCCGCATGACGCCAGAAACAGACAACGCCATCCGCGCCGCCTGCCGCCGCTGCACTGAGGAAATCCAGCAGGCCATGCGCAAGAAACCAAAGCCAAACTGGAACGAAACGGTGCCTCCCATCATCAACAAGCATCACAAGAAAATTGAAGCTCTGGGAGTTAGCCTCCTGGAGTTCGTCGTATACACAGGTCGGCTTAATCGCCGCTTCGGAGTTGATTCGTGAAGGTTGAAAAAAGCGATGTTCTGGCGTTTACCATTTCAGATGTTGAACGCCTCGACCCGGTAAGGGTGATGATTGAAAACTATGATCCCGGTAAGGGGCGAATCACCATCACCTGCTTCGGTAAGGCCTGGACCGGTGCCTGGTTTGCTATGGGCGGTGATACCGTGCAGGACTTCATTAAGCACGTCAGCAATGAGTACCTTATAGGCTATTTCGACCCGCAACTGCAAAGCACGGTGGATGATGACAACGACGCCAACCTTGAATTCGTCAAAGGTGAGATCATCAAACTCCGGCGCCAGCAGGAAATCGATGCTGATGATGCTAGGAAAATGTGGGATGAGGCTGAAGATGCTGAAGATGTGAAGGCGAGCTGCTGCAAATATCTCGTCGGCGACAAGTTGCTTAACCTGCTGGGTGATGACCCATGGTACGCAAAATGGCCGTCTGTGCCGAACCATCATTATCAGTACCTCGAACGCATCATTGATGCAGTGCGCGGTGGGCTCGCAGAACTGGAGCGTGCTGCATGAACAGAGCCTCTCCAGTTGATTTGAGGAAAAGCCTCGAAATAGCCAACCATCTGGCGCACATCGGTATTCGCTTTGTGCCGAACCCGGTGGCGTCTGAGGAAGATTTCCAGACACTGGCCGCCGAGCTATCTCGACAGCTTGAGCAGATGGCAGTCGAAGCAGAGAAGAATGAAGGCGGTGCAGCATGACCAAATACGCGAAGCTTGATAGCGAAGTGTTAAACGCTATCGGCGCTCAGCCTACCTCGTTTTCGAAGATATTTAGCCCTTCCGTCAGACAGGAGTGCCTCGTCATTGCTGAAGCAGAAGGAAAGCACCCGATGGACGTATTCCGCATCCTTGACCGCCGACTCCAGTCGCTCAGGAAGCTTGGTGTCATCCAGCACGTCAAAGGCAAGGGGTGGATACAGCCATGACATCCCAAATCACCAGGTCGCTAAAGCGACCTTTTTTATTGCTGGCGCTCACCTTCAACCGAGTTAACCGACAGTTCCGGGAGCACTGACCATGGACATCATCGACACAGCAACAGAGATTGAAGAGCTTCAGCGTAACGCTGCCCTTTCCGCTCACCGCATCGACCGCAACGCCGTATCAGCTGAGCGTTGTGCGGAATGCGGGGAGGATATCCCGGAGCCGCGGCGCGCTGCCGTGCCCGGCTGCCAAACGTGCGCGGAGTGCCAATCTGTTATCGAACTGAAGAATAAGCAGAGGGGGATATGATGGATTACAGCAAGTTGACTGACAAAGATATTAATAAGCTTGTGGCATTCGCATTAGGCTGCAAAGAAGTCGTTCCTGATATTTTCATGAGCGATGAGCGCCGATATGAATTCGAGAAGCCAAAGAATAAATCAGGTAACAAATTCTTCTTCGACCCGTGCAACAACGTAGCTGACGCATGGCCGATCATTGTTGGTCACAAGCTAAGCCTGATCAATGCGGACAACGAGTGGCTTTGCGTTCCTGATGATACCGCGGTTGATGGGACCACTGGCGACGATGTTCAGATGATTTATTCCGGCGATGGGCATGTTCACGCCAACCCACTTAGAGCAGCGATGGTCGTATTCCTTACTCTACAGGATTCAGCCAATGTTCAGGATAATCCAGCCTAATACCTGGTACGCCGATCCCCACGGCGCGCCCTGCAAAATACTCCGCGCTACCCACGAAGTAGTCCACTACATCCGCAACGGTCGCACCTGCATCGCCAGCATGGGCCGCTTTCAGCACGAATTTGAACCGCTGACCAAAGCACTGGCCGAGCGGATCGCCGAAGAAATAGAAACAGCAGAACACCTGAAGAAGCTGCGCGCCCAGCGTGCGGCGTGAGGAGAGAGCGTGAAATTTTACGAATCGAAGAAATCGCAGTTCACCAGAAACCTGATCCGGCGGCGCCACGCTGAATGGTCAGAAAAGACCTTCGGCAACGTCGGCCCCGTCGGGCCGCTGAAGCATCTGTCGAAAGAGGCGCTGGAAGCTGCTGCCGATCCCGGCGACCTCAGCGAATGGGCTGATATGCAGTTCCTGCTGTGGGACGCACAGCGGCGCGCCGGTATCACCGATGAGCAAATCACCGCGGCGCTTGAAGAAAAGCTGAAGGTGAATATGGCTCGCCAGTGGCCGGAGCCGAAAGACGGCGAGCCGCGCCTTCACATCAAACCATGACGCAACTGATAGCCAGTTATGAGCTGGCTATTGGGTGCGAAAACTTAGTGCGATAGAATACCGACATCATAAAGGAGGAATTAGATGAAACTGACACAACAGCAGTGCACCATCCTAACTGGCTACACTGGGGTATTGATCGGGAGTTTTTCAGATTTTCAGCAGGATGCTGAGAAACGTCTGGGCAGAACTTTGCTTACCCATGAAATGGCCTCTGCCGAGGTTATGTCTGAATTGAAAGAACTTTATAAAAAAGATTTCCTCGCTTTAATGCCCGAATAGACCGTTCGCCACATCCCTGCCTCACCTAAATAGAACCCGCCACTGAGCGGGTTTTCTTTTGGGAGTTAATCATGCAATTAAACCCCATGACCTGGCTCATCGCCGCACTTATGGCGCTGGGCGCTTTCATCTCATTTCTTCACGAACCGGAAGGTGTGCAATGGCTGCTTTTAATGTTGGCGCATTAGTCCAGAAGAAGGCCGGCGGTATTAATGGCGTAGTGGATAGCCTTCAGGACCCGGACGGCGACCATCCGCAGTTCTGGGTGCGGTGGGACGACCGAAATTATTCAGTGCATCCGGAAAACGAATTACGCGCGGCCACGCCAGACGGTCCGCAGTTTTATAAAACGATGTCATAGGAGCGATCATGAGCGAAATCATTCAAATCGTGCCCAGCGAGTGGGTGACAGAAGACCTGCTTGTGAAAATGACAGGGCTTCGCCCGGGAACGATAGCGCGGGCCCGCAAGAAAAGTTGGCTGTGTGGAAGGGAGTACGTCCACATGTCGCCTGACAGCATCCCAAAGGAAAACAGCGAGTGCTTGTATAACCACAAAGCCATCGATCAGTGGGTTGAAAGCCTCAAAAAGAAACAGCCGGGTGCGCGCCAATGAAGATCCGTTTATGCTTAGCGGGCTCTTGGACGTCAGGAGGGAATAATGGCTAAGTCAGCATACCCAACAGGCGTGGAAAACCATGGCGGTACGCTCCGCATATGGTTCATCTATAAAGGCAGCCGGGTGCGTGAAAGCCTCGGCGTGCCGGATACACCAAAAAACAGAAAGGTCGCTGGCGAGCTGCGCGCGTCGGTGTGCTTTTCGATTAAGACCGGCAACTTCAACTATGCAGCGCAATTCCCAGACTCGCCTAACCTGAAAAGGTTTGGGGTGGAGAGCAAGGAAATCACCGTGCTGGAGCTGGCGAACAAGTGGCTTGAACTGAAGCGTATGGAGATCAGCACCAACGCGATGTCACGCTATGCATCTATAGCGCGCAACATGGTGCCCAGGATTGGTGGGGACAGGCTGGTATCTGCGGTAACGCAGGAAGATCTGCTGTTTATCAGGAAGGAATTGCTGACCGGTTATCACACGCTGAAAGTCGGGCAGAAAACGCCGGTTAAGGGTCGCTCAGTCAGGACGGTCAACAACTACATGAAGACCATGGGCGGGATGTTTAAGTTTGCCGCTGATAGCGGTTATGTACGGGTGAATCCGTTCACCGGGATCGCCATGCTTAAGCGGTCACGATGCGAGCCTGACCCGCTGACGCGCGATGAGTTTGTCAGGTTGATTAACGCCTGCGCCCACCAGCAACTGAAAAACATGTGGTCTCTTGCCGTCTACACCGGCGTGCGCCACGGAGAACTTGTGTCGCTGGCCTGGGAAGATATCGACCTGAAAGCGGGTACGATGATGATCCGCCGGAACCACACGTTAACGAAGGAGTTCACCCTTCCGAAAACAGAGGCCGGGACGGACCGTATCATCAACCTCATTCAGCCGGCGATTGACGTGCTGAAGAGCCAGGCCGAGTTAACTCGCCTGGGTAAGCAGTATCAGGTTGAGGTGAAACTGCGCGAATATGGCCGTACCGATGTGCATCCATGCACGTTCGTGTTCAACCCGCAGATCGCATCACGTAATGGCCGTGCCGGGCATCATTACGCAGTGGGATCGATTAACCAGTCGTGGGAAGCGGCAATGCGACGCGCCGGGATTCGTTATCGCAGAGCATACCAGTCCCGACATACGTATGCATGCTGGTCGTTAGCTGCCGGCGCCAACCCTAACTTCATCGCGAAGCAAATGGGCCACACCGACGCGCAAATGGTTTACCGGGTGTACGGATCCTGGATGGCTGAAAATAACCAGGACCAGGTACTCATCCTCAACCAGAAATTGAGTGAGTTTGCCCCATCCATGCCCCACGCCGTGGGATCGGATGGTTATTAA